GTCGGCGTCGCAGTAATTCATCACGGCGCAGCCCTGGTAGTCGTCGACGTCGACGACGTCATGCTCGAACCGCAGCGAGCGGTACTCGAGCGCGCCGAGCCTGTAGCCGAAGAATTCATCGATCGCGCCGGTATAGATGATTCGGTCATATCCCGTCGTCAGCGCGGCGTGAGCAGCTTCGAAGTCGACCTTGAACCCAAGGCGCGTCACGGCGCATTCGAGCATGCGGCGAATTAGCGGCGTATAGCCCGATCGCGGAATGCCTTGGTACGGGTCGTCGAAATACTGGTCATCGAAGGTGGTGCGCACCTTCACGCGATCGGCCAGCGATGCGGGGAGATCGGCGGCGTCGCGGCCCCATTGCTTGCGGGTGTAACCGGCGACGAATAGGCGAAAGAGTTCTGGTCCCATCTTCGCGATACAGGCATCGCGCATGTTAGTCGGCTCGTCAGCGCCGCGAGCATGGTAATCGAGGACGGCTTGCATCTGCGACGGGGTATCGGCATCCCACAGTCGACTGATCGTCGCGAGATTTATCGGGAGCGGATAAACCGCGTCTTCCGCCCACGCCTTCACGCGATGGGTGTACCGGCTGAAGTCGGCGAACCGGTTCACGAAGGCCCAGACGTCCGGCCGTTTCGTGTGGAAGATGTGGGCGCCGTATTTGTGGACGTTGCAGCCGGCCTCGTCGCTCCATCGCGTATAGACGTTCCCGGCGACGTGCTGGCGCGCCTCGACGACGACGCATTCGTGGCCGGCCTCGGTCAGCACGCGGGTGCAGGTCGCGCCGAAGATACCCGCACCGGCGATCAGGATTTTCATCGCTCCCCCGTTTCGACAATCACGCGCGGCCACCATCCTCGCCGCCTAGCGGTCTGTTCAACCCGTTCGACCGGAAGCGCCAATTCTTCCGCAATCTGGGCCAAGGATAGGCCGCCGTCGATAAAAACCTTCAACAATTGCCGCGGCGATCCTTCGCCTTTTTTGACGCCGCGCATCAATCTGATGGTGCTGGCGCGCCACTCTGGATCGTACCAATTCGCCGTCATTCGCTGGCTAGCGGCCGTACGATGGGCATCGTCGCCCTGCACGGCGGCATTCGTCGCGCCGACCTTTGCGCGGTAAGATGGATCGGCAAAGCGCCGCCGGTTTTCTTCCGAGCATCTCTGGCGGTTCTCCGGCGAGCGGCACGCATCGGCCGCCCGAATCGCAGCCTCAGCCCGACGGGGGTTCGTTTCCCAATCGCGCGCCGTTATCAGGCGCAGTCGTTCGCGGTATTCCGGCGTGCGCTTGTAGGCGATGCCACATCCGCGCGAGCAGCGCTTTAGCCGGCGAGCCTTTGGCTTGAACTTAACCCCACAGAACGCACAGGGAATCATCGGCCCCTCAATGAACCGCCTTACTCTCGCCGCTCATGTATCCGACGATCCACTCGGCGATGCCGGCTTCATCGGACGTTCGAATCCGTTCCCAATCGATCGTGACTTTTATCACCTTGTCGTCCTGGACGATACCGAACGTTATGGTTGCCTTGGCGCGCGCGATGGCGATCTTGCCGTCGGGGTCATGGGCGGTTCCGCGCTCCATCGACTTCAGGCCGGCGGCGATGGTGTCGGCTTGCGCGCGAAGCGCGGCGAGCGGTGTGCCTGACGTGGTCATGTTAATCGCTCGAGTTTGAGTGGCGGCCGGTCAACTTCCAGACGCCGGGCGAGATTTCAACTGGGGGGCGATGCTCGGTGCGCTTTCCGTCGAAATTCTTCGGGCCATCGGGGCCAGGAGGCCAGTTGAACCATGTGCCATACGGATTGCTCGGATAGCGGAGAAGGATCGAGCCAACGGCGGCGGTCACGCCTTCGACCGAACCGGTTATCGTGTATTCGGTGAAGCCGTACCCGACGTATTCGATCTGCGATTCGACGATCGTTCCGTCGGCTTCCGCATGCGTGTATTTCTGGCCCCACCGGTCGCGCGGATGCTTCGACATATCCCCCTCATTTCTGCGCCGTCTTGTTCGTCCGCGACACCCGGATGCTGATGCTCGAGACCTCGCGCTTCTTGACGTAGGCCGGCGCCTTGAACGACAGCGAGCGGCCCCAGGTCCGCCGCAGTTCGCGGCTCGAGTTGTCGAATTGCTCCGGCGATATCTGGCCGACGGCGCCGCCGCGGCCGCTGAAGACGGCACCGCAGTCGAAGAAAAACCGGATGTCGGCATAGACGCAGCGGTCAAGCTTCAGGGTGCGCAGCGTCCAGTCGACATCGGCGCGGCCAGGCAGATCGACGCGCCACTTGCGATGCCGCGCCGGGCCCATGACGCCGAAGACGCGAAAGACGGGTTGCGTCGGATAAATCGGCCGCTCATCGGGCCGGATGATGGTGGTGTTCGGCGTGCCTGAAAAGCAGAACGCGCCGAGCCCGAGATCATTGCAGCAGCGCGCCGCGTTTTCGATGATGGCGAGGATTTCGTCGGGATCGGTGATGAAGCGCCTCGAGCCGGTCGTGACCTTCACGCCGCAGAAGTCGTCATCGATCATCACCAGGATCGGCTGTTCGACGTGCTCGAGCATCCAATTCCGCACCGCGGCCGCGTTCGGCAGCGACGGGTGGAGCAGGATATTGCTCTCCGGCACCATGCCGGCATAGTCGCGCGCCTCTTCGTCTTCGATGCAGATCACCGCGGTCGGAAGCAATTCGCGAATGAGCGGCATGTTGTGGGCGCGCCGGCGGGACGGGACGACGATGGCGATGTCGAGCGCGGTCATCGGTCTTCGCCAAATAATTTCTTGATTTCATCGTCGGCGCGGGCACGCAGCCCATCTAGGTCGCCAAGGCTCATCCCGTCAAAAACCTTGCGCGCGGCATTGTGGATTCTCGCGAGGCCAGCATCGTCGTATCGGATAGGGCCGGAATTCACGATCAACGCATAGAGCGCGGATTCAATTTCCGGAGCTAGAATATTTTCGGCGATATCTTCTGCGGTGATCTCCGGGATGCTCATACGAACCCGCCAAGATTCCCGCTGTCACTCACGAACTCGGGCAGAGCACACGCCAGCCGCAGCGCGTCACGCAGGCGAGGCGTCGGTTGACCGATGACGATTCGCGACGGCCCATGCACAACGCACCATCCGCCATCCTTCATCGGCATAATTACCAGTTGGCGCCGCTCCACGATGTCGAGCATTTCGGTGTCGGTCATCGCCTGACCTTGACCTTGTCGAGCACGATCTGAAGCTGGTCGGCCGCGTGCTGTTCGGCGAGAACGATGATCAGCTTTTTCAGCGCCTCCACGGCCGGCGGCGGAACGCGGTAATCGAGCATGGTGTTCGCGACGCGGGCGGCCTTGCGATCGAGCGCGGCGGTGTCGTTGGCGACGCTCACGCCTTCACCGCGGCGGCCTTCAGCGCCTCGAGCAGCCTGTCGGCGCGAATCGCGCGGCATGTCCCCATGCGGCCGCGGCGAATCTCCGGGACCAGTTTCAGCTTTTCACAGATCATGTTCCACTCCTGCGACGTCGTGGCGAGGACGACGAGATAATCGTAGTGCTCGTGAGGCTGCAGCGCCATGCCCGGGACTTCGAAGTCGTCCAGTTCGCCGGCGGTTTCCTCGTCGACAAGCTTGTCCTGCAGGTCGGCCATCAAGCGGCGCAGTTCGGCATTGTCGTCCAGGCTGATCTCGCCGAGCAGCGAACGCAGCATGTCGTCGTCGTGCAGCGCCATCGATGTCAGCGGATCGTAGGTTGCGAGCACCTTCGCCGCCTCGGCATCGTTGAGATCGGTGATGAGCACCGGCACTTCGGCGTCGCCGGCCAGGTCTTGCCGCAAGTGGCCGTCGAGCAGTTCGAGCCCGTCCGGCACGATGCGGGCGACCAGCGCGCCGACGAAGCCGATTTCCTTCAGCACGCCGCCGAGCGCGCCCTTCTGGCTTTCGGGATGGATGCGCCAGTTTTTCATGTTGGCGCGCAACTCGCTGGCCTTGACGCGCTTGAAGTCGACGACGCGGTCGCGGAAGGCGATCGCCGGGCGGACTTCGTCGACCATCGTCGGGGTGTCGGCCTGGTGGCGAGTTCGGCGTTGCGGGCGGCGGGCGGCCATTAGGAGACCGCCGACGTGTTAGGGCATCGATGGCCCCGAACAATACCGCGCGAGATTATGTTAAACATTAAATGATTGTTCAAGCCGATTCTCGATTTCCGCACTCAAGGATTTGTCGTTCGACGTGGCCACCTGTTTGAGCCGGTCCCGCAGCGCCGGCAACATTCGGACGCCAACCATCGCGCTTTTTTTCTGATCGGCCGGAACGCGCGGACGGCCGCGGGCGACTTTCGCCAGACTCACCGCTCGCCCCACTTCGCCAGCGCGCGCGCCGGAAGGGCGCCGGCGGGATGCTTCACCGGGCCCACCAGTTCGACGACGGGAGGCTTGGCCGGCGGAAGCGGCACGTTTCCCGCGGCGGCATCGATCGTGCGTTCCAGGCGTTCCCGCGCGTTCCGGGGCTCGTCGGCGGCGGCGCGGTAGTGCGACAGGCGCGGCGTCGCGTCCTGCACCGGATTCCAGACACCGGCGTCCCCCAATGTTTCCCGTGAAACATTCGACGCGGCGGCGGACGAGATCACCGCCGATGGCTTCGCTTCGCGCAGAATCGCGTGGCGCCGTTCGAGCGCGGCGACTTCCGCTGGTGATGCTCTGCCGTGCGCCAGCCAATCGATTTCCGTGCTCATCCGTATGCTCCTTGCGTGCAATTAACGCGCAAAACGTATTTCCTAGGGGGAGGTTCGCTCAAGCAAACCGGCCACGCTTCCAGCCGGTTTTCTTTCGCGACCTTCGAAAAGCTTCAGCACTTCAGGCGGGACATCGATCATCAATTTATTCGTGCTATCAGGTGGTTCGCCGTCCATGCTCAACCAACGCATCCCTTGGAAATACTTCGTGCATTTGTAGAACCACATCTGCAGCCGGCCGTCCGGGAAGGGGCAATCGGTGATGCCTGGGACGGCTATTTCGGCGCTGTTTGCGGCGAGATCGGCGGCCGGTGGTGCCGCGTTCGCCGCTTTCAGCGCATCCGGGATGGCGTTCTGGAAGTATTTCAACGAGCCGATCGGCTGTCGACTGTCGCGCTTCGCCGCCGTGAAAGCACGATCGAACTCGGCACGGGCGAATTCTTCGGTGCAACCCAGATCGACCCACCGTTGGGCGAAGGTGATGTCCGTGGCATTCCGAAACGGTCGAGCCTGCTCGGGCCCGAAGACGTCCGACCTGACGCGGTCGAAGCAAGCCACGATGGCCTTCGCCTCGTCCGAAAATTCCCCAAGCCCTCTAGCTGTTTCTTTCTTATCTGGTCTCTGGTCTCTAGCCTCTGGTCTCTGGGCTTTATCACGGGGGTTAACCCCACCCTTGGTCTCACCTTTTAGGGATGGGTTGCCGCCAGTCTTGCCGTGTTTTTGGCTAAGTATATGTTTTTGCTCATCACGCAACATGCGCCGAGAGAATATTGTGCCATGCTTAATGCCGTCCGGTATCAACTCCAAAACATCGCCCGGGAGGCCGGAATCTCCGACCTTTGAGAAGACATTTTTGGCCTCGAGAACGTCGAGAAGGGACTGAACCTCGCGTTCGGACCCACCCAAAAGCTTCGCGAGATCGGGTGCCGCGAGTGGTTCTCCCTCCATGAAAAGGAACCCGAAGGGCTCGCATTCGCCGCCCATGAGACTGAGCATGTCGGCCCACAATCCGCGTGCGGCAAACGAGACGCGACGGAGCCGTGCGTCACCGCGCCAGTCTGTCCAATACCATTTTCCCCACGGGCGTCGCTTTTCGGCCATTTAATTAATTCCGGAATTCATAACGGCAGCACCAACTTCTGATCCCATTCCGGGACATTTCCGAAGACCATGTGAGCGCCGTCGAAGTGCGTGGTGACGGTCCCGATTCGACCGGCGCGCTGCTTGGCGACGATGATTTCCGCCAAAAACTCGGCGCGGTCGCGCGCCATCGCCCATTCGGAGTGCCGCGCATCGAAGGCCAGCGGGCTTTCGCCGCTGCGCTTCTGGGGCTCGGTGCGCGACAGGTAATAAAATTCGCGGTAGACGAACATGACGACGTCGGCGTCCTGCTCGATGGATCCTGACGAGCGCAAATCCGAGAGCATCGGCCGCTTGTCGTCACGCTTTTCGAGATCGCGAGATAGTTGAGACAGGGCTATCACCGGGACGTTAAGTTCCTTCGCCAAGCGTTTGAGCGCCTTCGAAATATAGGTGATCTGAGCCGTTTCACCCTGGCCCAACAATTCGGCCGGCGGCTCGATCAACTGCAGATAGTCGACGACGACCGCGGCGAGCCCGCCGGGCTGGCGCGATTGCCGGCGTGCCCGGGTGCGAAGGTCTGAGATCGTCAGGCCGGCGGTGTCATCGATCGACATCGGCATCGCCGCCAGACGGGCGCCAAAATCAACGATGGCATTCATCGGCTCGCCGTGAACCCGGCCGAAGCGGATATCGTCGTGGTTGATGCCGGTACCGGCGGACAGGCGCCGCATCGCAAGCTGCGCAACGGACATTTCGAGACTGAACATGAGCACGCGCGCCGGCGGTTTTCCGGTGGTCGCGGCGTCCATCGCGGCCCAGGCGATCGCTTGCGCGCAGGTGTCGGCGAGCAGGCTCTTGCCGCTCGATGGCCGGCCGCCAAGAACATAAAGCTTTTGCGGCTCAAATCCGCCAACAAGCTGGTCAAGCTTCTGAATGCCCGACGGGGCCCCGGGGATGCCGCCGGCACGATGGAATGCCTCGTCCATCTGCGTCAGGGCGGCCGACACGGCCTCGCTGGACGAGACCGCGCCGCCACCCAGGCCCTCGGTCGCGGTGATGCCGTAAAGCAATTCCTCGGCGTCCCGGGTGATATCGTCCGCCGATTCGGTCAGCGAAAACTCGTGTGCACGGTCGCCGACTTCGCGGGTGACTTCGATGATCTTGCGGCGTTTCCAAAGGTCGAAGATGGTTCGGCCGTAGCTTTCCGCATTGGCGAACGAACCGGCGCCGCCGGCAAGACGCGCAAGATAGGCGGCGCCGCCGACATCCCGCAGCGCGCCGTCGCGCTCGAACACGTTTTTCAGCGCGACCGGGTCCGGCTTGGAGCCGCGGTCGATGAGAGTCGCCATCGCCTCGAAAATCCGGCCGTGCACGGGCTCGGCGAAGTGCTCCGGCTTCAGGAAGTCGACGACGCGATCGAACGCGGCGGGGCGCACGAGAATCGAGCCAAGCAGCGCCATCTCGGCTTCCAGATTAACCGGCGGTGATCGCCCGATGATCCCAGTGCCGTCCATCAGTGGTGCGCTTTCGGAATGTAGACCGTCGCGAACTCGGCAACCGGACGCTCTTTCGCCGGCCGATAGCAGATGGCATGGTGTCGCTCGCAATAAGGCGAGCCCGGCGCGCGCTTCTTGCCGCAGAATGGATCCTTGCCGGCGCGCATCTCTTCAACGGGATGGCCGTCGATGAAGTGGCAGCCGCCAGGGGCCAGCGCAACCACCGGGACTCGCACCGGCATCGCCACGGGCGCGGCCAGCGCCGGGCGCGGCACCACAGGAACGACGCCAGGCTCGAGCGCGCGCTGTTTGATGCGAACGCGCGCCAACGGCACCGATCTGGCGGCCGAAACCGGCACGGGTTTCTCTCGCGGCGCCGGCTGCGCATCGATCGCCGCGGCAATCGCGTCGGTCTCGGCGCGCTTCGTCTTGCGCGAAGACGCGGCCTTTTTCGCCTTCCGGGCGGCGTTCGCCTTCGATAATCGAACAACGCCGCGAATATCGAGTTTTGCGCCGGCTTCGCGCATGCGGTGGATCGTGCCGGCGATGACGCCTTTCGAAACGCCCTTGGCGTCGGCGATCGCGGACATGGATTGCTTGTCGTTCCAGCGCCGCGCGACGTCGTCGAGGAATTCTTGCGAGGGTTTCATGGGGCGGCCGGCCAATCGGTGTCGCGGTCCAAAACGGCGCGGCAGGGCGGTATCCAGACTATGCGGCTTTCCTTCACCGGCGCGCGCGTCCAGACCAACCAGGCGTAGGACGTCGCCGTGGACGCCTTGCGGTCGAGCCGGCCTTTGACCATCGGCACGCGCTCAACGAACTGCGCGACAACAGCCGGCGGGCGGTCACGAAAAAGCCGCTCATATCGGCCGACGCTTTCGACGAAGACGGACCGGACGAGCACGGCAACGCCAAATTCGGCCAACTCAAGGCCGCGCTCGATAAACTGCTCGGCCAAAGCGAAGGGCGGATTCGTCACAACCCAATCGCACCCGGGTGCGCCGCCAGGTATCAAAAAATCATCAACATGGTATCCGGCGCCATAGTCGAAAACGTCGCTGGCAAAAACATTTAGCGCGACTTCTTCAAGCGGTTTCACCATCGCGCCGTCACCACATGCGGGCTCGAGAATGACCATGCCGGCCAGGCCGACGACGTGCGTGTAAAGCGCGCGCGTGGCCCAGGCGGGTGTTGGGAAAAAATCAAAACTGTCGGGCGGCTCGTGCCGCTGCGCCATGACAGCGTGAGACCGGTTCTGGCTCACCGCGCCGCACCGGCGAAGAGCGGACCGCTGGCGAGCGAGAACTTCGGATCCACGATGCTCGATGCCATCGCCCAAAGCGCGGCGGCGTCGGCCTCGTCATCGTTCTTGATGGGCCATCGCAACTGCCGGCAACGAGCCATCATCTGTTCCTTTTTCGCGCCGCGGTCGCCGACAAAATAGTGCTTGATCGCCTGCGGGGATTTTTCATAGGAGTCGACGCCAGCATCAAAAGCGGCGCATTCGGCATGCGCGATCAGGCCGCTGAGATAGCGGATCGTGTGGCTGGTGGTCTGAAACTGGCTCGCCTTCGTGCCGGGGCCGACGGTCGGAATCGGGGCTTCGAACACGAAGATGGTCGGCTTTATCTCGGCGAGTTTCCAGCGCACGAAGCGATTGAAGCTGGCGAAGCATGCCCCGTAGACGTAGCTGCCGTCTTCAGCCTTGTCGGGGGTCGGGCCGTCCCAACTCCCGATCTTTGGAACACCGGCGGTCGCGCCCGTGTGAGCCCAACCGGTGCGCCCGGCGATGTCCAAGGCAAGCACAACTTCTGCCATTCCGAACCCCGATAGAACGAATTAAATCAGGCTGTTCCGGCGTGTTCCTGACCGCCGCCGAGACCTTCGGCCATTTCGCGCTGCGCAGCCGTCCACCCGTTCTGCCACAATTCGGCGGCCTCGCCGTCTTCGTGCGGGCAATCGGAAAGATTTTTCCCGGCCTTCCCGGCCGCGACACCAGCGGCATGAATCTCGATGCGAGCCGTGGCGGTGAGTTCGGCGGCCGTGTCCTGCAAAAACGACATCTGCTCGCCAGGGCGAAGAGATTCGTATATCTCCTGGAAATGGCTCACGGTTTCTTCGCGCTCGTCCTTGCTCAACTGGACGACGCGGCGCATGACTTCGAAGTCTGTCCGCGACACGCCAAGTTCGGACTTTACCTCGCGATAGATGTTGGACTTTTCTTTGCCGAACGCCTTCATCTTGACGCGAAGATCGTCTTCCTTGGCCTCGATCGCGGTCAACTCGCGGTGCTTGTCGCGATACATCGCCCGCCGCGCCTTGGCGTTGTGCCCGACGATCTGCGCGCGCTCGGGGTCCGCCGAATCGGCCTTCCCGTCGGCGCCGCGGGTTTTGCGTTCGGCGGCCGATTGTCTGTTTAGAGTGCGTGCCATGATGTCCCCTCGATGGTGCGGGCTTGCCCGCGGAATGGTTAGGCGGCGTAGCCCTTCAGGGCTTTAGGGATTGGCTTGCCGGCGCGCTTCAGCCGCACGGCGATTTCGAACCGGCGTGGCGTCGGGATTCCCTTCGCGCGCCATTCGGAAACCGAGCCGGCGGTGATTTCGCAAAGTCGGGCGACGGCGCCGGTTCCGCCGAGTTCTTCAATTAAAGCGTCGTCGGGATGATCTGCCATGCGCGGCACAGTACGCTAGGAAATAAATTCGTCAAATGAAATTTTTGGATTGCCAAACGATTAGGTTTGCCATAGCGTCACGAAATTCGCAGCCGGAGACCACGATGACAGCCGATTGGACGCTTCGAAAATTTACGTTCGCGCTGGCGATCGGGCTCGCCGCCGCGGCAATTGGAGGATACCTATGACCGAACTTTCGAAACTGCTCGCCGAGATCGATGAGGCGGACAGGAACGTCGCGGCAGCCGAACACGAGATGAAAGACGCGATGGGGCGTCACGAGCGGCTTAAAATTCACGCTCAGGCACTTCACCGCGCGCTGGTGCTCGTCGGCGGCAAGCCAGCGGAGTCCGGCGCCGGCACGAAAGAGGCGACGCGCCCGCCCGCGGATCTATGCGCCGATGCCATTCTCGAGATGTACAGCGAAGACCTGCCGCGCTCATACGATGATCTTCATATCTCGATCCGCGATAACTTCGGCGCGCGCACTGGTCGCGCCGGTCTCGGCCGCGCGCATGATCGGCGCATCAAGGATCGCGCGGACGCGGCGCGGCTCGCTGCGGCGGCCGGCGAGTGAGCGATCCTAAGCGCGAGCCGCTGCGCACGATCACGATTTCGGTCTTCGCGCCAAATGATTTCACCATCGCCGAAGGCGAGCGGAGTTGCGACCGCCTTTGTTGGGACGAAATGCTCGGCACTGTCGCGGAGATTACGCATCCAAAGATCGGCGAGGCCCGCTATCGGATGATGACGCCGGCTGAACACGCGGAATACAACGCGCGCTTTGAAAAGAACGCGGACAAGCTGCCGTGACCGAGACCCGCGACATCGCGCGGCCGGCGCCAGGTTTTTGGCGCATACGTCTTATCAAAGACGGGCCTTTCGTCGCCGCCGCTATCGTGCGGCATCACACGACATACGAACCCGGCAATGTGCTGAACGCGATGGATCGGTCGCCGATCCTCACCGGCTATATCGACGGGGAAATGTGCGACCCGATGAAGGTCTGGCTGCGCTACGGCGATCCGATCGACGAACGAGAGTACCAGTTTCTCATTCGCGATTCCGCCTGGGCGAAGCAAAACTTTCCGAGTGATCCGAAGGCCGCGCCGCGCAGGGCGGTCGATTTTTCAACGCTTCAAATTCGCTTTTAAGGAACCATCATGCCCGAAGCCACCGGCAACCTGACGCACGAACTGACGAACGCGCCGCCGCTCGAACAGCAGGTGCGCGACAACATTCTCGAAAAATACAAGCACCTTGCGCCGAGGAATAAGGAATTGCTCGAGGAAGCCGCGAAGGTTCCCGAGACGATCACCGAGGATCTGATCGGCAAGGTGTCGGACTTCGTGAAGACGCTTAAGACCCAGGTGAAGGTCATCAACGTGTCGCGAACGGCTGAGAAGGAAGAGAGCCTTCGCACCGGCCGGACGATCGATGGCGTCTTCAAAAATATGGGCGCACCGATCGAAAAGATGATCGAAGACCTCACCGCGCGCCTTCAGCCCGTGCTCGACGCCAAACAGGAACGCGAACGTCGCGCTGCCGAGGAAAAGGCGCGTATCGAGCGTGAGGCCGCCGAAGAGCGCAAGCGTGTCGCCGAAGAGACCGCGCGCAAGGAGCGCGAGGCCGCCGAACAGGTCCGGCGCGATGCGGAGGAAGCCGAGCGCAAGCTTGCCGCCGAGCGCGCGGAACGCGAACGGAAACGGCTCGCCGATGAGGCCGCCGCCAAGGCCGAACGCGAACGCATCCAGCGCGAAGCCGATGAGGCCGCTGCGGCCGAACAGGAACGCCAGCGCCAGGCCGAAGCCGATCTCGCCGCCGCGCGCGAGCGCACCCGGCTCGCCACCGAGGCTGCTGCCGCTGCCGGCCGCAAAAGGGATGAGGAAGTCGCCGCTGCCAAGCGCGCCGAGAAACAGGCTATCCGTGACCGCGAAGAGGCCGAACGCCTCGCCGAGGAACGGCGCCGCGAAGACGAATACAAGGCTCAGGTCGCGCGCGAAGACGAAGAGCGCGAGCGCAAGGCGCGCGAGAAGCGCGAAAAGGACGCCGAGCGCGAGGCGGCGCGAGTCCGCGAAGAGAACGAGCGCGCCGTCAAGGCGGCCGATCGTGGCGTCAACCGGGCCGAGCGCACCGTGGATGATGCCGCGCGGCGCGAGACGGCGGCCGTGGCGCGCGAAACCGCGGTCGAGAATTCGCTGCCGTCGGACCATGCCAGGACCAGGGGAGACTATGGTGCCTTGGCGACGCTGCGGCGCGAATGGACCTTCGCGAACGTCGATCGTGCAACGCTCGATCTCGAGAAACTTCGCCAGCACCTTCCGCAAGACGCGCTCGATTCCGCCGTGCGCAGCTTCGTGAAGGCTGGCGGCCGCGAGCTCGTCGGCGCGGACATTTTCGAGCAAGATATAGCTCAAATCCGCTAAATTCACCCCGTTTTGATCAGGAGCACTCATGGCAACCGCTGTCGCCGAACATCGCCCGTCGAATTTCGAAATCGAACTCGCGCAATACGAACCGCAATTCGCCGCCGCGCTACCATCACACATCACGCCGGAGAAATTCCGCCGCGTGGTCGTGACGGCAATCAACTCGAACCCCGATCTGGTCAAGGCCGACCGTAGATCACTGTTCACGTCCTGCATCAAGGCAGCACAAGATGGCCTGTTCCCCGACGGTCGCGATGCTGCACTCGTGATCTTCGGCGACAAAGTCCAATACATGCCGATGATACACGGGATCAGGAAACGCATGCGCAACACCGGCGAAGTGAAATCCGCCGATGCTTATGTCGTGTTTTCGAAGGACCACTTCGATTACGAACTCGGCGATAATCCGCATATCGAGCACAAGCCGGCACTGATCGATCGCGGCGATGCCATCGGCGCCTACGCCATAATCAAACTCACGAATGGCGAGATTTTGCGCGAATTTATGAGCAAGGCGGAGATCGAAAAGGTCCGCGCCGTCAGCCGCGCGAAAAGCAACGGGCCGTGGGTATCGTGGTGGGAAGAAATGGCCCGCAAAACCGTGTTGCGCCGATGCTCGAAAGCCGCTCCCGATTCGGCCGACCTGGACCGGCTTCTGGCCCGCGATGAGGAAGATGACCGCCCGGCGATGCCGCTTGCGATCGAAGAGCGGCCAGAACGCGGAGTCGTTGTCGATCGCGAAGACACCGCCGAACCCTTCGAATTCCAGGATACCGAAGGCGTGATCACGAACAATCTGACGGTCGCCAAAGAGGCAACCGAGGCGTTCATGGCCCTGATCGACGGATGCCGCGACACGAAAACGCTCAATGATATGTGGGAATCGAACACGCTGTCGGGCCAGCTCCGCGACCGCGGTTATGCCGATCTGGCCGACGCCGTGATCGCGGCATGCGAGGCGAAGTCGAAAGACCTCGCCGCGAAGGAAGCCGAAGCGCGTAAAAAAGATGCGGCCGTTCGCGAGACCGAAGAGACCGAACGCAAGGCTGCGGAAGAGCGCGCGGCCGAAGACGCGAAGCGGCGGCAAGACGCGGCGGCCGAAGGCGAACAGCCGGCGAACGATGCCCCGGCCGCCGCCACCCAGAAGCCCACCGAAATCGCGCCGGCACCGAAGTCGCCCGTCACCGGGAAAGGTGACTGGCCGACGTTCATGCGCTGGTTCACGGCGGTCCTGCGCATCATCCGGCCCGATGAGATCCAGCCATTCCTCGCGCAATGGAAGCGCGAATACGATTTCATCGCCGAGCATCGCAGCGGCGACCGTGATCAGGTCAACGCGATTCTCGACGATAGGCGCATGGGGTAGGACGATGGGCGGCGACGAAAGTCATGCGGATGCCGCATATCTGCCATGCCTCGATGGCATTGCGGCGACCGTGGAAACGATTTTCCGCCAGCGTCTTGCGCAGCGCAGCCATGACGAACGAGCACTTGTGAGCGTTTCAGAAAATCCCCCTAATAACCCCCTGGGTTTCAGGAAAAAGTAAGAATGAAAACCAACTCTCGGTTTTCAAACTTTCTCTCTCAAATTTGCTGCTAGGTAGGACTTCGAAGATGATCACCATCTACGCCGTGTTCTACTGCTTCATCGGCTCGCAACTCCCGTGCATGCAGGTCTACGGCTCGTCCTATCAAACGCTTGATGATTGCGACCGAGCGCGGACAAAGATCGAACCGGCATTTGGGCCCGTCGGCGGATTTAAGGCCGGCACCGTCGAACTGGTGTGCAAGTCGAAAGTCATTCCGGTATGGGAGCCGGCGCGATGAAACTCTCCGATCTCATCGACAAGGCGACGCGGCAGGCCGCGAGTCTGGACTTCATCGTCGCAAACATTCGCGGGCTTTCCGAGCCGCAAAGAGCATCGATCAGCATGGCGGCGGCGCTGTTGCGCGAATTCTGCGAGGCTGTCGACACGATCGGCGAGAAGACCGGCGAGAAGAAATCGCCGTATCTCACCGAAAGCGCGCGCGTCGATGCGGTCGTCGCGCTGTTCGATGAAGCCGAGAGGATCGGATACGGCTCGCCGCGTGAGATGGCAGCAAACTTCATCGCGACGGTACGGGCGGCGATAGCATGAGCCCGGCTCAGTGTCGCGCGGCCCGCGCATGGCTTCGCTGGAAGCAGCCGGTTCTCGCCGAGCGCGCCGGGATCTGCGCCGAGACGATAAAGCGGTTCGAACAATCCGCGCATAAGCGCGCCGCGCACGATACCAGCGTCGAGAAAATTGCGGCGGCTTTTGCAGCGGCTGGTGTCACGTTCATTTTCAAAGACGGCAATGCGCTTGGTGTTCAGGTTGCGCCGCGATGAGCGAGACCGGCTGGTCAGATATCTCGGTCGATGATTTCTACCGCATCGCGCGCCGCGCCGAGCAAAACGGCGGCGCAACCGATGTCAACGCGCGCGGCTCAGTCTTCGTCTATTTCGGCACGAACGAATTGAACGGCGAGAAATTTCCGCGCTGTATCGCGGTCAAGCATCCGCACGCGGCCGATGGAGTCACGCAGAAGTGCCGCGCGAATATGGTGGTGATCGGGGAGATGAAATGAGAAGGATAGCGCGCTTGCTGCTCAGATTTTGGCGGTACGAATGCGTGAAGTGTGGCGCCAATCTCACGAAGGTCAAAACCTGCGGGATGTGCGGTCGCGAAGAACGATGGAGAAACTTTTGACCACGCGCCGCCTATCCCGCGAACTCGCCGACGCGATCTATCAAATCCTCGTCGAAGAATGCGGTTCGGCGCCGCAGTCAAGTCATCAGATCGATTTTGCCTATGCGTTCTCGGAACGGGACGAGCCGCCGACAGAATGGTGGTTCGGCGGCGATCTCGGATTCGGCGGCAAGATTTACTTCGACCTGCACCGCGACCCGCCGCTCTGGGTCGGCATGTACCGCGAGAACGAGACACCGGCGCGTGTCGCAATGATGGGCCGCGCCAATCGCCGGCTTGCAGCACTTTGGAAAGAAAAAGGATCGATCGAATGAAACTCGCCATCCCGCCAGCCATCCTCACGCAGCACGTCGCCGTGATCGGAAAAACTGGTTCCGGCAAAACGTCAACCGCGAAGCTGATGGTGGAACAGATCGCCGGTTCCGATTTCCGCGTCTGCATCCTTGACCCAATCAAATCGGACTGGTGGGGCATCACGTCCAGCGCCGACGGCAAGCACGCCGGTCTGCCGTTCACAATTCTCGGCGGCCCGCGCGGGCATGTGCCGCTGCATTCATCGAGCGGCAAAGCCATCGGCGAGATCGTCGGCACCGGGAAATTGCCGCTGTCGATCATCGATATGGCGGACTTCGAAGCCGGTGGGATCCAGCGATTCTTTGTCGACTTCGCCGAGGCGCTGTTCAAGTCGGCGCGCGGCGTGCTGTATCTCGTGATCGAGGAAGCCCATGAATTCGCGCCGAAGGAACGCTCCGGTTTCGGCGCCGAGAACATGGCTATCCATTGGGCGAAGAAACTCGCCACCGGCGGCCGGTCAAAGGGCTTTCGATTGATCGTCGCGACGCAGCGTGTCCAGGCTCTCCACAATACGCTGCTTGGAAGCTGCGATACGCTCATCGAGCACCGGCTGACGGCACCGGCTGACCAGGAGCCGATCAAAAAATGGCTGCTGGCGAACGCGCCGAAGGAAACCGCCAAGGCCGTCACGGCGGAGCTGTCATCGATGCCGACGGGCACGGCATGGATCGTGTCGGGCGAAGCGCAGATTTTCGAGCGCGTGCAGTTTCCGCGAATCAAGACATTCGACAACAGCCGGACGCCGGACAGCGATGACGACTTCGGCGATGTCAAAACGGCACCGGTCGACAAAAACCAACTTACGGCGATCATCGGCGATGCGGTCGCCGTGGCGAAGGCCAACGACCCGGCCGAACTGAAAAAGCAGATCGAAACGCTGCGGCGCGAGATGTCACAAAAATCTGCATCAAATGAGGCGGCAAAAAGTGTCGTGACGGAGCCGGACCCGGAAACCCTGGAAGCGGTACGGGCGGAAGGCGAGCTGGCTGGCTTCGAGTCCGGCTTCGCCGACGGCATCCGTCAAGCCACGGAGACGGGGCTAGGGCTCATTCCAGGCATCCAAGGGGCCCTAGACGGGCTCGGCGCGGCTCTTCGCGCCATCGCGGCCGCCCGCCCGGCGCCGGCAAGCCATGCGCGGCCATTAGCACCAGCGCATAGCGCCAGAAACAGCAGCCAGGCCAACCAGGCGCCGCCCGCGCCAACCGCCCGGACAGCCCGGCCTCGCCCCGCTCGCGCCAGCGCCGGTGGCGTTTCCCCGGCACTTCAGCGGACAATCGACGCAATCGCCTTCTGGAACCACATCGGGACCGATCCAGTGCCGCGAGATCAAGCTTGCGTCGTCGCGGGCTATAGCCCCAAAGCGTCGACTTTCGGCGTTCGCGTCGCCGAGGCGCTAAAGCTCGGTCTTGTCGAAACCTCGCCGGGCTGCGTCGCCCTGACGGCCGCCGGGCGCGAGGCGGCAAACTCGCCGACGGCATCGACCAAAAATGACCTGTTTCTCATGGCACGCGGCCTCCTGAGCGGCAAAGAAGCGGAGGTCTTCGATGTCATTTATCGTGCCTATCCGAATGAAGTCTCACGCGATCGTCTCGCCGACGAAACCGGATATTCGCGTACAGCCAGCACCCTTGGTGTGCGATTCGCTGAGATCGCGAAGTTCGGCCTCGCCGCCACGGCATCGCCGGGGCACGTCAAGGCAAGCGACTGGCTCTTCCCACGATGACGACCCCGACGAAAATATCGTTTAACCCCAAGGAGAACGTCACCATGAAGATCGCCGCACTCGCCGCCGTCGGCATTCTCGCCGCAACCGCTATGTCGTTCGCCCAAGACGCGCCGGCACCGGCGCCGAAGATGGTCGCTCCCGATGTCGTGACGCTAAAGATTCCCGCGGCCGAGCTCCAACTGATTGCGGCGGGTGTGATGAAGCTGCCCTACGAGCAGGCCGCACCGATCATCGCCGATCTGCAGGCGCAATTGAATGCGCAGATGGTCGACGTCGGCGACACGGCAAAACCGGCGACAAAAAATGCGCCGGCCAAGAAGCAGATAAAGCGGTGAGCGGCGATCCGACGCATGCCGTCGTCTACAATCTCGATGCGGTCGAGACCTTTCATCGGTTCGCCTACGATGCTGATGATGCGCGCGCGGCGATCGCAGAATTAAATGCAAATGGATTACGGGGGTGGGCATTGCCATGGCAGACATACCTGCGCAATAGCGCGGTCGGGGTCGGGCACGCGGCGTAACGAACCGCGCTCCCTTCAAATCTCTCGTTTGGCGAAGTATTTGCAAGTGCTGTCGCGGGCCGTTCGCAGAACTGCCCCGAGACACGCTACGCCGTTTTTGCACCAGCCTTCGATCCGAGCGTCAAGCGCCACCGGATGCGTGACCTTGCGCCACAGCAGTCCATTCTGCGGAGGGTCGAATGACACGCACGCGCCGCACGTTCCAGGCTTCACTTGGTCCGGCTCGTTCTCAAGGAATCGCCGGTCAACGTCTTGGAGTAATTCGCGGTGTTCTCTGTAGGTGTACGGCACGGGCGCTCCCTATTCGTTTTCGGGTTTCGTGATGGGTTTGCGGGGATGATAGAAAATTCCATCTCTGCGCCCATCGCAAAGAGCAAGTCGGAAATCTTGTCGAGCGATATTGCGCTCCCGCTAATGAGCGTATCGAGCCAGCCCGACACCACACGCTCTGACGTACTGAGCCGCGCCGCAATCGTGGCAAAGTCCGTATCGGTATCCGCCATGGCAGAAACAACGCACGCGCCCATGCGACGACACAGAACGCGCCGCGCTCGCTCCAAGACTTCTTTCGGAATCGGCGTGCTATCCACGAGGCGCTCCGTTAATCTGTGGTGATTGATGATAACATTGGCGCGTCGCCGCGAATCCGGCGCTCGGCCATCGCGGCATATTCCGGGTTTAGTTCGATCAGGATGGCGTCGCGTCCCATTCGATCTGCGACAAGGCCAGACGTTCCCGATCCGCCGAATGGATCGAGTACGGTTCCCGCCGGCGGGCAGCCAGTGGCGATACAACGCTCGACCAGTTCTTCGGGGAAAGCGGCGTTGTGACCTTTGACGTTTCGCTCGTGGGCAATATGCCAGACGCTTGCCTCTGGGTTCCCGGCCTTGTTGAAAAAGTACCGGCGAGACTTTGAGAGTAGGAACAGATATTCGTGCTGCCGCCCAGGTCTATCAGTAACGGACGGCTCGGCCAGCGCGGTCGAGCGGCACCAGATGATATCCGATCGCAATGTCCAGCCGCGGCGCTGCAATTCAAGAGCGCAGAGCCAAGGAATGCCGAGCAAGCTTTTCTTTGGAATGTCCCACCCACCAACATCGAGAGGGCGGAGTTTGCCGCGGGAGAAATTGCGCGACGACGACTTCGGGTCGCGGCCCATCGGCTGACCGTTGCCGCTGTAGTAGCTATCGCCGAGGTTGAGCCACAGAACACCATCGGCCCGCAGGACGCGCCGTGCCCCATCAAACACGTCGCCAATGATGGCGATAAAACTTGCCACGTCCGGCTCATGCCCGATCTGGCCCTCGCACCCGTAGTCTCGCAGCCAGAAGTACGGGGGCGACGTGACGATGCAATGCACGGATTCATCGGGCAGCGTCCGCAGCACGTCGAGGCAGTTACCTTGGAGGATGCGAACGCTCAACGTGCCACCATGTTGATAATCGTGCCGAGCACGAAGCAGACCGAGCCAGCGAGATAGAACCAATTCGCCACTTCCGCTCCCTATGTATTCGAGGATTGATGATGTATTTGCATTATCGCTCGCCCGATGATCTCGGGGATTTGCGGGACGACGGCGTTTCCGAGGGTTTCAATTCGGTGTGACCGATCGGGAATCCCATCATCAACTCTACAAATTCTGGATTCGGTTTCAGGCCATTGTTCTCCCGCCCAATCTTGCCAGTTAGATATTGGGTGAGGGAAGGTGCGTAGCCCGGCGATGAGTATGCTTGATAAGCCCGGTCCTTTCTCGGCGTTGGCAATAATCCACACGCGATCTCGCTCATGAGGTAGACCAACGGCGGAAGCTGGAATGCAATGCCACTCCGCATCGTACCCGAGCGCGGCCAAGTCTCCGAGAACTCGTCCAAGCCCCCGCCCAAGCAATGCTGCGACGTTCTCCACAATGACGTGCTGCGGTCGTATCTCGCCAATAAGTCGGGCATATTCGCGCCATAAACCCGATTGCTCACCGTCGATCCCTGCGCCGTTCCCTGCTGTGCTGATGTCCTGGCAGGGGAATCCGCCGCAGATTGTATCGGCAGTAATTCCATCTGCGGTGAGCCGCTCAGCGGTGAGGGTTCGGATGTCATCGTAACAGGGTACCTCGGGCCAATGCTTCGCCAAGACTTTACGGCAGAACGGATCAATCTCACAGAACGCCACAGTCCACATCCCCGCGCGCTCTAGGCCAAGCGAGAAACCGCCTATGCCGCTGAATAGATCGAGGACGCGCATCTGCTCCTTAGTTCCGTTCTGTTTCGTGACGACATTGCCAATTATGGACGACGTGAATCTCGCCATCTTCGTCTTTAACTTCGACCATCCCCCAGAACCAATCGATGCCCGGGCCATCGTATGACTGGCGCTGTTTAACCACGACGCCGCGATGTTTGCCGTAGCAGATAACGCTCTCGCCTGGCAGAAACTTCGGCAGATTGCCGTGCATGTCCACCATGTTGTCGATAGCACCCACGACGGCTCCCTTCTACGGCTCGATGCCGTGATTGAGTTGATGGACGCACCGATCGGCGGCGAGCGGATCGGACGGGAACATACGATCACACCGCTGACCGAATGTCTGCCCGGTCAAAAGGACCATGATGATAATTCCGACAGCAGCGCCGAAGCCACCGAAGAACGCTAAAGCCATGTTGGGCACGGTGCCGCTCCGTTATTCTGTGGTTGATGGTGAACAAATTACGATCAGCGGGCAAAAGCGTGGGGCGGCTTTCCACTCTGCCGCCTCTCGCGTGAAGGTCGCGTAATCGCCGCTATCAAATGCCCGCTGAGAGGCGTTCCAGTGAGGGTCGCGCCTCCAATGCGATGCTTCTGTCGCCAGCATCACCCATGCCTGTGCCGCAAGTATCGGTAATAGCCATAGTCTAGATGGTGCGCGCATACCGGCTCCTTAAAAATCTAGGTGTTGATGATCGGTTTCGGGTTCTTCCGGCCCGAGCGGATGCTCTTTCTCGTATCGCTTCATGCGCCGGTTCGTCCTCACGCGCGCCTTCTCCACTTCCTCGGTGTAGATGCGGGCGTGTTCCAATGAATGACGAAGCCAACCTTCGCGCATGGGATTTCCGTTAGTCGCTTGCCTGAGACATATCTTCGGACATGGCGTAATCCGGCTCATAGCCGTCATTGAAATAGCCAAGCCAGCATTCAACGCCTGTCGCCTTCCATAGGCTTTGCTCGCCGTATGGATAACCGGCCTTCGCGTGTTCGGCGTCGAGTTCTTTCATCCAGGCCTCAAACGCTTCGCGCTGTTGGAGCGTCAGTTTCGCGAGCGCGTCAGCGTCACCCTGGAAGGCCGGAATTGACAGATCGACCATTCCGGCTCCGTTATTCGGTTGGGGTTGACGATGACATTGCGGCGATGCGCGCGATATAGTCGCGACCTTCAGCGCATTTGAGACGCCGCTCGATTGCCGCCCTGATCGCCGTCAGCTTATCGAGCGTCTGCTCAGGCACCCACGGGAATACGTCGCTTGCAATCTCTCCCGCGAGTAGTTCGATAGGCGACGGATCATATGGCATCTTGGACTCCTACCAGCCAACGTGCGGCATCCAGTGGGATGCCCCCACCAGGACCGCTAAGATCGTCCCAGTAACGAAAGTCAGCACCACGTTATTAGATGATGTGCTCTGGCTGTCGCTCATTCCCGCAGCGAAAGCCATCAGCGCGCAGAACGCCAGCGTCGCTATGAAAATTACGCCCGCTAAAATTAATGCCATGCTTCCGCTCCTTTACTTAATCACGATTGACGACTGAATTGGACGGCGCGGGCAAAGTTGATTGCCGCAAGTCTGTTCGGAAGTTGGCGGGCAGATGCAGCCCGCGACATGAACACGTTGGGCCTCGGCCATGTTGGACAATATCCTGCGGATTTCTTCTAGCTTCTGGTCCGACACTGACCGCGCTCCCTTCAAAGTTTGCGTTTGACGATGTATTTACCGTCAACATATCGGCGCGAGAAATTATCATAGATGAGGGATTTTGAAACTCCCGCCCACGCGAAATATCACCGACCTGATCGCCGCGCCTTAGTCTCCACCTGACAAGACGACTCACCGAAGCTGTAAACTTTTTGGGCCGCCCAATGTGGATACCGCGCGCTTTTGCTGCCATCATTCCGGCGCGCGTAGCTTCTCCGTGTCCAGCAATAGTGAACCCACCAGTCGGTAGCGGCAGAATATCTTTATACGCGGCAAAGCGCGCGAGCGCGTCGTTAGTTATCGCCATGCCTGCTTTAACGCCAATCCTCTTTAGGATTTGATAAACTCTCTGACGACTCACGCCAGCGGCCAACGCCGCCGCGCTCACGGTCGCCCCCTGCGATACGATCATATCCACAGCGTTAAATCCGCGCCTCGCCACTTCCGCTCCCTTAATCCTGGGTGATTGATAACGTATTTGGCGTCGGCTCGTGGATGCACAAGACGCCGCACTCAATGTCAGGCTCGGCTTCGTACCGTCCCGCATCTGGCGGAAGCTCGTCAAGGAACACGCGCTCACGCCACCGCTTACCGTCTTTGACGCCTTCGCGCTTGCAGATTGCCGCGTTCAAGGTGCGCTCCATCTTCGCCATCTTGTCGAACGCCTCGGGGAAGTCTCGCCGGATTTTGTTCCAGTAGCCCGACTGTCCTTTGACGCACCCGATGCAGTTATTATTTTTGTACCCGAGCCGGTACATCATCGGCAGTTCGATCCCGGCAGCGCGCACCATCGCGTGACAATCACGCTTCGTCATCTTGGCGTCGATCAGTGGAAACTCGGCAAGCAAGTCCGGGTTCTCTCGGCGGAAGCGGTCAACGCGATGTTGCTCGTCAGCCGTGAAGCCAAAGACGTGAATATCCCCGACGCGCTGATATGCCGTGCGGACGTTCTTTTTCAGTTCTGTCGTGCAGCGTGCGCCGCCGATTCCGACCAGCCAGCGCGTCCGCTCGAACACGTCATAAATATCCCGGTACTCTTTCGACCACAGAATCTTTATGTCGAAGCCAAGCCAGCGTTCAACGTCGCCAAAGAACCGGCGATTGTCGGGATGCTCATAGGCGAAGGTGTCGCAGTAGCAAACCTGGAAACCGATAGCGCTATTGTCGCCGTATTTACACGCGGCCAAGTATGCCGCCGCTGCGCTGGCGTCGCCGCAAGAGAACCATGCAAGCACCCGCGTCATCCGGTTTTCTTCCTGCGCTTAATGACGACTTTTTCGCCATCGCGGCTAACCTGAAAATTGGCATAGATCGTCGAGATTGAAACCCGGAGAGCCTTGACCCGTTTTGCTCGCTTGAACCGATCCGCATGGTATTGGTCGTGGATTTTAACGATCCGGTTGATTTGAAACAATATTTCGTCTTTCGACGCCGTGAACCACTCCCGCCCTTGGCAGACTTGATCCGAAAAATGGTGCTTAATAATCGTCTCGATAGCTTGGGCGTCTCGGGGCCGATGCCACGACCTGAGCATCCGAACCGGGCGCTTGTTGTCTAACTGCAACGTATAGCGCCGGACATGCACGTCAGAGGCTATCCCGATCTTATGGGCCTTCCCGTCCGTGGCCAGATAGAGGTATGTCGATTTGGCCCTATCTGCGCCTCTTGGGCGGGTTGGCGGCAATGTATTCCATAACCTGACGCAGCGTGGCGAGCCTCGCCACCCCAGACCGGACGCGGGCAACGGCTTTGGGATTGGCGCACGCCAGCAACCCGAGCCGGGATTCGGCCATCTTCACGGCTTTCAACCAGCGGTCTATTTTTGCAATATCGGCGATCAGGTTCATGGCCGAACTATACGCCCGTTAAAACGGCTGTCAATACGATTGAACCTAATAGGAAAGTTTCTATTGACTTCCTGCGTGAGCGGTTTATTTGTAGAGCATGAACAAGGAAACCAGCCGACAATTGAACTTCCTCGCTTCCGCAGGGCCGTGGGCCAATACGACCATGAGCCAGGAAGATGCGCGCGAGATGCTGCTAGAGACCGGCGGCAACATCCTTGCTCGCGGTCGGCTGTATGATTTCGTGCTGGCCGATCTTGGCGCGGGCGTCTACCGCGTTTCTCTCACCCCGACACATCCGTAAGGGGCCTCTCATGCCAACCGCTGTAGGACTACAGGCCGAATACATCGTTGACTGTATCTTGCTCGATCTCTCGGACAGGGGCGGATTGCAAAATGTCTGGGAAGGAATCGACGGAGAAACTCAGGCCGAGATCAGGTCAACGTGGATCAACATCGCGCGCCGCGTAATTGAACGCGGCTGACACAGGAAGGGCCGCTGAACCATGGAACAATCCGACCAACCAAAAAGCATGACGTTCAACAAGGCGGATGCTTTGGAAGGAATGCCGGAAGAAGTGCATAACGCCCAGATCGGCCCTTGCATCGGCGTCGCCGCCATCGCGCTCAATATGGCGATGAAGTATCACGACATCGCAACCATTCAAGACGGCACGCTCTATCAGCAATACAAGCTTGAGGGGCGCAACATGATGCCGCTGGATATGAGCATGGTGTTTCATACCGCCATGCAGATCGAGGCTTACCTGATCGCGGCAAACAAGCGCGTGGCGAAATTGCTGGTTCTCTCTGCCTTGGACGATGAGATGATCCACGAGGACGAAAGCCAAGATGGTGCTGCGCCGGATACCCCGACCGCAGCGTCCGACGCACAAACCTGAAGGGGCCACGCAGATGACCGACAAAGAACTTCTCTTGCTATGCGCGGAGGCATTCGACGCGATGCCAGTCGCAGCGAAGTGCCGCAAATTTCTAAAAGCAAAACTCGACAAGACGCCCGCCGTCTATGCTGGCAATGGTGGTTATCTTCTCTCGGCCGAGATGGGCCGAAAAATTCGCGCACACTTGAACCAATAAGGGCCTCTCAGGTGCCATTGAGCGAAGATGCAAAGAAGGCGCGGCACTACAAGAAGGCGCTCAAGGATTTGATCGAGGTGTTGGAAGCGAACATCCGTCACTTCGATTCTGTCGCCAAGGAGCCGTCTAGCCCGCAGAAGGGTGAGCGTCTTGCGGCGGTGATGAACAACATCGAATTGCAGAAAGATTTAGCCAAGCGGTTCGGCTTGGGGATCAGATAGGAAGGGCCGCATGAGTGACGAATTCACAGTTACGACCAGCGGAAGCCCGCTCACCCGCGTCCTCGATTTTCTATCCGCATACCGAACCGCGCCTCCGACAGCCGACATAGAAATGCGCCTTGGCGAGGCCGTGTCTGGGGACGATAAAGGCGTTTGTATCAGCATCGACGGCGAGCATCACGCTTTCACGTTGACGGAGGCAAAGCAAATCTCCGGCGTTATAGGAAAGACGATCCAAGAACACCCGGCGCAGTCTCGCCGCGAAGGTCTTATAAAACTCCGCGACGGGATCGAAACTTGCATCCGTCTCGCCAGCACTCACTGACACAGGAAGGGCCTCTCAATGAACCCGCATCTGAAAGCACCAGAAGGCGCAACGCTCGCCGCCCGTGATAAGAGCTACACGACGAATGGGCGATATATTTACGGTCCAGATCGGCGCGCGATCCTCGACTGTGGCTACGGCTTGTTGCCCGCGCCTGATCTTCAAGACATGACCGAAGAGCAAAAGACCTTCGCGCATCGTCTTGTCGCGCTGTTGAATGGCGAGATGGAATCCGAAACCGAGCGGCTGCGCGAAACACTCCGCGATGTGGCCTCTCGCGCCAACGCCGCGCTCTCACGCTGACACAGGAAGGGCCTCTCACATGCCATTAGACCAAACGACATACACGCCAGCCGAGACGAAGCCCGATCTGAGCAAGCCAAGCCTTGAGGGGCTGTCGTGGTTGTTGCGGCGGCAGATGCCTCCGTCGCATGTGTGGAATTTTCGAGAGGCTTTCCACCGAAATGAATGCGGCACTGTGGGATGCGCCATCGGCGTGGGCTGCGCGGTATGGCCCGAGGTCGAGGCAGTCGCGTGCGTTAATCCAATGTTCGGAACCGTAGTGTTCGGCGCGATGCTCGGGCTTTCGCAAGATGATTCTTACCGGCTCTTTTCGGCGTCCAGAACTTCGGCTAACGAGAATTACGGCAAGGACCCGAGGAACGTAACCCCGCGCGATGTTGCCGACGCCATCGACCGCTATATCGCCGCGCGCGGCTAACACAGGAAGGGCCACATGGCCGATAGCAGCGTATATATTTTGACAAAGGCCGAGGCCGCTGCTCTACAGCCGCGCTACATTGGCGCTGTGCAGTACAAGGGGCTTCATTGGACTGGCGTTGAAGAATACAACGTGCGTGTGCTAGCTGCGTCCGGTGTTGATCTTGAGAAAAGCGCCGATGTTCTTGGGCGCGAGGCCCGCACAGTGGCGCAGCGCGCACACGACATGCGATTGAAGATGCCGCCGTCATGGCGAGTAGCTTTGCGCGGCGTGATTGTGCCGAAAGCAAAATCGTTCGCTGTGGCCTACCCATACATCATTCGCCCGCGCGATGAACACGCCGACATTATGCTAATCAACAGCCTAGTCCCGCGTGGGTTGCCCGAATGGATACGCGCCGATATTTGTCAGGACATGATGGTTGCTCTTCTCTCGGGAGAGATTGAGCGCGACAAGCTGGCCGCGTCCGTTACGCCGTATCTTCGCAACGTCTTGAAGATGCACCCGATCAAATACGGGCTTCTATCGCTCGACGCGCCGATTGGCGGCGAAGATGCGCGCCCGCTCTACGATGTAATTGCCGACAACTCCGAGCCTTATGACGAAAGCGAAGGCGAGGATTTAGAGGCCGACGAACTCCCGACGAGAAAGCCCCTCTGGCCCGCAGACATTCGCCAGGATCGCGCCACCCGATTGGTGGTAACGGCAAAATTGCCCGCAAACCCGGGGGAAGGGAAACCTGCGGCTCATGGGCACTCGTCGGGAGACTTAACGCCGCGCGCCAAGAATTTTGCCTGCCTATATTGCGAGCGCCGCTTTGCGAGCAAATGGGACGTTGACCAGCACGCAAACTCGAAGCACCGCCAACATTAAAAGGGCCCCGCACTGGTTTCCCAGGCGGGGCTTCTCTTCGTTCGGCGCATCAGCCGCGGCAGGCTCGGAGTTTATCGCGCTCCTTGCCATAGTCGTCGAGAAACGTGCGCAAGATCGACTTCGCCGGCAATGCCGCGCGCTCGTCTGCGGCCTGCGTCTCCTGCGACTTCGTATAGGCGACCGGAACCGGGCAAATCACCGACGCGGGCTGTGGGGATGTGCAGGCGCCGAGCGCGGCGAGAGCCGTGACGCTAAAAAGTCCCGTCGCGAAGCTTCGCATCCGTGTCCTCCGTTTTCGCTGTCGCCCGATTTTCGCGGTCGAGCGTTGCGATTGTCGATGCTTGATCGGCCGCCTTCTGCTTGTCGACGCCGCTCTGGATGTCCTGTTCCTTTGAGACCCAGCCAAAGAAGGCCGCAACGGCCTTGAGCGCGGCGCCGGCGGCCGAGAGCCACCACATCAGCTTGCGGCTTCGCTCGTTCCGTTATCGGCAGCCGCAGGAGGCTTGCTCTGAATGCTCTGCACGGCGCCGGCAAACGCCGCCATGACAAGATGCTCGAGCGCCTGCAGATCAGCCGGCAACTGCGACACGACCGACGACACGAAAGATGCCGACGCGCCTGGGGTGGAGGGGCCGCCCGTTTCGAGATAGGTCTGAGCCGCGGTCCACACGGTCGCGAGCACGGTTTCGCCGAGACCAAGAACCTGCGGTCCAAGAATGGCGAATTCGGCCTTAACGGCAGGCTCGACAGTGTCTTTCACGAACCCGACGATATCGGTTTCGAGCGCGGCAAGCGCCGCCCCGATCTTCTGGATGGCTTGGTCGACGGAAGTGGTCATTTTGCGTCTCCGGTTGCGACCGTGCTTTGCAGGACGGTCGTGGTTGTCCCCGGTGCTTGCGGGGTGGTCGGGCTCGCGGCCGCAGCTGCCATGCTGGCCGGGAGCGATCTGGTCACGATATCTTCGATCTTCTGCGCACCATCGGGCGTCGTCGGATCGATGCCGGCGCTCTTCAGCGCCTCGGGGAATTTATCGGCAACGTAGGACACGGCGGTCGCCGCTACCTGATTCTGCACGCTGACGCTATCCCACCCCTCGGCTCTGATCTTTTCCTGCGCTTTCATCACGCCGAAGTTGATCGCCTTGTCGGCGGCGCCGTCGATCGCCGCCTGAACCTGGGCGCCGTTCTTCAGCTTCAGCCACGCGACGAATTTCTGGGCGGCCAGCGACAGCAGCGAGAACAGGACGATGCCGAGCGCCTGCAGAACTTCGGTCTCGATCGAGGACAGGTCGATGTTCATGTTGAACCCCATTTACCGGAAATTGATGGAATCAGGAAGGCGAAATAATCCCGCCCGCGTCGAGATAGGCTTGCTCGAGTTCGTCGAGCGCGACTTCCCGCTGGCCGTACCCGGCGCCTGGCAGGCTCGCCCAAAGCGTTCGGACGGCAACGATGGCATCTTCGACGCGACCGGCAGAGATCGCCGCCATTGCGCCGATGCGCTCGGAAATCATCCGTTGCGCGATGCGCTCCTGCGATTCCGGGCGAAAGTCGGTGAGATGAAGCTTGGCCTTGTAGAAGTCGAAGATGTGCTCGAGGATCTGGAACTTGCCGGCCGCTGTGCTTTGCAGGTGCGCGCCGAGATGAACGAGTTTGCGCGGGTGGTCGGCATAGCTGGTGAAGAGATCGGGCTTCGCCGGCGTCGATCCAACAATGACATTGTAGCCGTCGTCGGACGCAGCCAAGAGTGCCGGGCCGATCTCGCTGAAACCGAGCATGTCGGTAAAGGCGCCGAGATTGCCGGTTAAAAAACGACTCACGGTTTTACTCCAAGCTTCGCCGCTATCTTCTCGAGTAGAAGGTGGTCGGCCTTGATCTGATCCTGGACGGTGTAGACATTCCCGAGCGAGGTCTTGCCGGTATCGACCGCCGCGCTGGCATTTGAGGCCGCGAGTTCCGCAGTCCCCTTCGTCGCCAACAATCCAACGCCATTCGGCACGGCAACCGCCAGCAGCGAAAGAACGGCAAGAATAACTTTCGTCGCGCTGCTGTTCAGATCGACCAGCACAAGACGCCTGCGTCGCTGCGCCAATGTTCGGTTCATCGTAACTCCGTGCGGATAACGCTTTCTGAGGCGCCCTATCTCCGCGCCGGAGGCGACTGAGATCGCCGGTCAAGTTCATCGATGCGCGCCGTGTTCGATGACGTTCGAGCATCCAGGCCTGCGGAAGCCGCCGCAATCTTGTCGATGCGGGTTGTCTGCAGAGCGTCGAGGCCGTCTATTGCGAAAACCTTACTCGTTAGATCATCGGCCCGGCCCTTTAGTGACGCCACCTCTTTGGCCGAGATAAGCTGCTCTTTCGCATATTCGACCTGGGCCGCTTTAATGTCGGAAAGCTGAGACCAACAAATACCGCCGAGAGCCGAACTCACCGCGGCAAGCGCGAGCGTAATGATATGCGTGTACCCGCTCGCCTTGCCGGGCTCGCTAAAATCCTCCGCGCGCAGCGGAACGACATGAGATCGATCGCCGTGGTCGTTCATATAAATCCCCCGATACCAAGACGATACTGCGTCAGATGCCGTAACTGGATAGGAAAGCACCACCGTTTTGGATCCTTTGGATCCTAACTTTTTCGGTCAGAACTTGTAGGACTGAATGTTTATCTTGCCGGCGCTGCCGTTGGCATTCCATGTGTAGAAGATGGTCTGCGCAGTCAATAGCGGGATATCGCGGAATGGCCCCGCCCCATAGAGCGTTGCATCAGGCGCGATGTTCGGCGCCGACCCAGGCCCATTGTCGTTGATCATTATCTGTGCGCCGGTTCCAGACGCATCGCCAGCTATGCTACCCAAGAGGCCAGCGTTCGAACCGCTGGAACTGGTCGATCCCATATTGCCGCTGACCAGAATGGCGTTTGGCGGAACAGAACTGGCGATCGAAAGTGACGTTAGCGATGTGGTGCCAGTCGCGAGATTCGAGGCCGCCACAACGAAGTTCTTCAGGAAAACTTCGCGGTTGATTTGCGCAAATGCGATGACATGACCCGAACCGTCGGTCGGGTAGGTTCCTAAGAACGCCGACGCGATGTAACCGGCCGGCATGTGGCCGAACGAATAGACAGAGGCGCCACCGCTGGTCGCATTGTTGCACCCAAGCGTTGCTACCGTTCCGGCACCGTTTACGATCGCATAAAGGTCGAGATATCCGCTGATCGGAAGTGAGCCAGTGTCCATCCCGTTCGCTCCGGTGCCGGAACCGTTGAACGAAAGTGATGGACTGGAAATTTTGTAGGTATTGCCGCCAAGCGCGACGCCGAGAATCGCCTCCTGCAGCGCGATCGTGACGCTGGATGCGCCGCCAGCCGCCGATGCGCGAACGCCAGACGTACCGGCAATCAGAGGAAGCGTTGTCGGCGTAACCGCGCCGTTTCCGGACCCGTCGTTCTTCAGGCCATAGCCAATATTCAGAAGACCCAATGCGCCCAATGACGATGTCTGAAGAACCCAATATGTGCCATTCGAAACGACCGTCACCGGCACGTTGATGGTGAATTCATTGCCGGCGAAATTTACCAGAGACGCGCCACTGACCTTTTTACATTCGATCGATCCGGTCGAACCGGCAGTCAAGAATGTGTCGCCAGTGTTTGTGGCGCCTGGCGTGAAGGTAAGCGATACGCCGGACGCCGCAGAGAAACCGCCAGGTGTGACGGGTGTCACTGTCTGGGCATTCGCGGTTCCGGTGGAAGTGCCACCCTTGAAGTTGATCGCCTGGCCCGACATTGGCGACCATACCGCCGTCGACGAAGACCCGGTGGCCGTGCAAAAATAGCCGATTAGATTCGTTACGTCGAAGGCAAGCGATGGAAATCCATTCGTTCCAGGCGTTCCGGCGGTGCCGGCGAGAACACCATTGGGATTTCCGGCAACCGACGTTATCGGGAGTTGCCCGTATTGAGTCATTGACTGCAGCATGCCAGCGGTTATCAAAGCATTGGCAAAATCGCCGGCGCTCCACGACAGCGCGTTGGTGCCCTCCTGGCCGCGAACCATCGTGATCGTATCGCCGCTGATCGACGTAACGTACACGATTTCCTTCAGCAGATTGTTCGATGCGCTGATGAACGTCATGGCGAACTGCTGGCCCGACCCGGGCGCCGGGAATAGAACGCCGGTTCCCGCAGCAAGGAGCGCGGTCGTCGCCGTCGAGTTGATAGCGCCAGCCAATGTCGACCCGGCATTGTTCGCGAAGAGGAACACGTTGCTCATTTAGATTTCCCCGGTTAGACGGTGACGACCCAATCGTATTGGAACGGAAGTTCGAGAACGCCAGCCTCTACCGCAGCCTGAAAGATTGGCGCGAGAGGCACAGCCGGCAAGTCCTGAAAGGTCGATATTACTTGGTTTGGCATGACGTCGTTCATCATGCATGCGTTCGGGAACGCGCCGCCGACGATGGTACGAATCCCCGCCAATATCCTTATGTTCACCTGACGATCGAGGCCGAACGAAACACTGACCTGGTATGTCTGATCGACGTTGAAATTGATTCCGTTCTCGCCGAACAGGAAGCGCATGACGCGGCGCTTCAACCATTGCAGCGTGAAATACTTTCCGTCGCCCTTGAAGAAAGCCCAGGTAATCACGCGACGGTAGACGTCGTCCGTCGTCGAATAATAATTCTGCGGGCCGATAACGACGGTCTGATTCGGCTCAAGTTCATTGAGCATGTAGGTATTGATCAGGCCGATATTTTGGTTCTGGCCGCTTGGCAAAACCGGACGCGCGGTGCCATAGAGATTCGTGCCGACCCAATCGAGCAGAAGATCCGATACGTTCGGACCGGTATAGATCGGCAAATTTATGTTGTTGAACCAGTCGAGATATTGCTGCGCGATCTCGTTGTAGGAATCGACGAGAGCCTGCAAATCCTCATCGTCGTCATATTCTTTGTAAAGATATGCGGCGATGATCTGCGAGATGCCCGTCGGTCCCGAAGGCGGGAACGGCGGCGGAACCGGCGGCGCGGCGCCGCCGATCGGGCTTTCCCCGATTACAAAATCACCAATGGCACTCGACGGGACGGACATCGATCAATAATCGAAGCAGGCGCCGAGCAGCATGTTACCACCGGCCGGGGTGTTACCCCAAGCCGCTGAGACGTTGCCGCGACCGCCCTCGATTGCTTGGAATTGTGCGATGCCTGCAAACGGCGGCGCGTCGATCGCGGCGATCTGTGATGACCCGGCGTCGATGCCGGTGACATCGTAATTGCCTTGTATCCATGTGCTCGACGGCGTGAGCGATCCGTCGCGTCCGATACCAGCCCAATAGGCAGCAGCGGCCCCGCTGCTATTCAGGAAGAATGACTGGCTATAGCGCACAGGTATAGATTGATCGGCCAGCGTGCTCAGGACGGTCAGCATGTTGCCCGGCTGGGCGTGCGATGGCTCGAACAGGTAGGGTGGCGAGGTCGTAGTCTGCGTGACGACGGAATACTCGTAGTGCGCGCCGGTCCCGGGTTCGCCGGCCTGAAGGCAGATCGGGCGCCGGTTGAACGCGTTCGAGACTCCGACCTTTCGATTGAGACCGTAGGAAAGGTTCACGGTCACAGTGCCGGGCGTCGCGTCGATCAAGATCGAACCGAGGAAGGTAGCCTGATATGCCGGGACGGCGATCGATGTCGACGGACCAGTCTGTAGAGTGATCGGCGCGGCGTTGACGATCACACCATCGTAATTTGTAAGGATCTGTCGTGTCGACCCAGGAGCGGGAGGCGGTGGCGGCGGTGCGGACGAGCCTCCACCCGTAGCGGCGGTCTGGTAAAGCTCGAGTTGCGCGACTTTCACCGCGTTGATGCCGTTACCGGCGAATCCCCAGACATAGTACCGATAGGGTGTCGTTGCGATCAGCGCGGAGTTGATCGTGTCAATGTTGGAGAACGGCGCGGCGGCGTCGACGGTGCCGGACCAGAGGGTGACGAAGTTCACGCCATCGAGCGATCCAAGAAATTCTGCGGGCAGCGCCGAACCCTCATCACCACGGTAGCCGTCGTCGCTCGGCCCGTACATGATGATCTGCGTGACAGGGGCCGAGGCGACGGCACCCAAGTCGACACCGATGTAGTTCGCCATGCCGCTGTTCGATGGATAGTTCCACGCGCATGCCCCTGCGGTCTTGCTGCGGACGCCGTCGAACGCGGCCGACAGCCGGGTCCATGGGTTCCCGCCGACGCCTGGGCCTGACGTGAAGAAAGCGGCGAAAGACGTGATCTGCGAATAACTGCCGGAACTTGGCGGCGGCGGTGGCGGCGCTGATCCGCCGGTCAGGTTGTTCCATCCCGGCCCGGTGCCGAGTATTACCGCGCCGCCAATGAGCGCCGCGAACACGTCATAGACCGTATCGGCAGCCCAGGCTAAGGCGCCGCCCATAGCAAGCGTAGGCCCCACTTGATCGAGCGTGGTCGCTAGGAAGTTGCGCGGCGACATGGTCGTGCCGTCGAAGATCGATACGACAGAATCCCCGCATGGAGAATAGGCGACGGCCTGACTCGTGACGTCGCCGGTCAGTACGGGGGTTCCAGGTTGGTTGGTAAGCCTGCCACCGTAGGTCATTGCTGTATCCTCATGGGACGAAAGCCGGAGTGAATACAAAATTTCCCGCAACCGCAGGGGTATAAGAGATCACGATGCAGCCGTTACCGCCGATGCCGCCATTAGCATCACCTGCCGCTGCAGCCGAACCGCCGCCGCCACCGCCACCGCAGGCACCCCCAGCGCCGCCGAGCGCTGGAACACCGGAGCCGGTATTTGTGCCGCTGCCCGCGCCGCCGCCGCCACCGCCGCCGCCGAGCCCATTTCCGAGGTCAGCGCCTGGGCCACCCGCGCCGCCAGTATAGACTCCTGTCCCACCTACAGGACCGGCACCCCCACCGCCGCCGCCGCCGACCGTGCCAGCCCCGCCGATCCCGTTCGTCGCTCCAATACCAGCGCCAGCGCCTGCAAAATTATTACCGCCGTTGCCGCCGGTCAGGCCACCCCCCGGATCGGCTCCGGCCGAGCCGCCGCCGTTGCCGCCGCCGCCTGTGCCTGCAGCGTTACCCCCGGTATTCGCGCCGCCCGCGCCGCCCGTCCCGTTCGGGCCGCCAGCGCCACCACCACCGTTACCCGCGATGCCCGCGACTTGGCTTCCCCCCGCGCCGCCGGACGCCGTCGCGCTGCCAGTGCCGATCGCGTAGGAAGAACTCGCATCGCCCCCTGCGCCCCCGGTCGAGCCGCTACCGGCCTGTCCGGCCTTCGCGCCTACAGCCTGCCCGGATGAAGGAAAAACCCCGGCGCTTGGATTGACGTAAGTATCGGCCCCCGATGTATTGAATGCGCCGCCGAGGCCGACCTGAATATTGACCGAGGCACCTGGCGTGAGCGTAAGGCCCACCGATTTTGCGAACGCACCACCGCCACCGCCGACGCCGCCGGTAAGCCCGGTCGGTTTCTGGCCGCCCGCGCCGCCTCCGAAGGCGTACCAGTCCGCACCGGACGCCGAGTAGTTAGCCGGGACGTTCAGCGTCGTCGCGGTCGGATCGGTGCATGTGTAGACGGTCGGAGGCCCAAGCGTGATCAAGTTGAGCGTGCAGGCCGCCGCGAGCGCGAGCGACGGGGCGACGAAAATGCCGAGGGCTAGGGCGGCTCCGGCTGCGATCCGGCGGAAGATCATTGGAGGGCCTTCACGCTGTATGTCGAATCGCCGTTAATCCGGGCGATAAAGATCATGAACTTGTGCCCGTTCGTCGTGTCGAGCGCGTCGCCGGTGTTCGAGCCGACGGAGAAGCCGGAGAATGTGATCGCGCCTGCGCTCGCACCGTTCGTTATCTTCACGATGCAGTTCGAATCCGCCGCTGGTGCCGCCAGAGTGAAGGCACCGTTATCCGTCAGGTATTGCTGCGGCGACGAACCGCAGACGATGGTGGTGGTGCCGGACGAGACAGTACCCAGGTTTGCACCGGTCACGAGGACGCCGCCGGTCAACGCCTGACTCGTCGCAGCCAGCGTGGCGACGCGGTTCGCGCCGTCATAGAGGCCGTTCAACGCGGCGAGAGTACCCGCGCCTTGGTCGGTGGCGGCCCCGACGATGACGCCTTGATCGGCGCGAATATCCATCGCGTCGGTGAGGACTCCGCTGGAGTTCGCGGTGAGGAACGAGAGCTTGCCCGGGACGATACCCGCGCTCACCGAACCGTCGACGAGCCCACGGATGCTCGTCGCATCTTGGAAGTTCGTGCCGTCAGAGCCTTCGGTGTTTATGTCACCGAGGCGAGTGCCGGAAGCGACGGCGGCTTGAGTGCCTAGCGTCGAGGAATTGGATTGGCCGAATATTAGAGTTGCAGGAACGGTAGCCGATGCGCGGTACGACAATATAGATGCGCCGTTATTACCTAACGTCGCGCTATTGTTAAGTACCTCTAGCAACGGCTGCGAAGAACCGTTTAATACCTTTTGCAACCCGTGGTCGTTTGATGAAATGCTAACGGTGGGGGACGCAAATAAATTTAGAAGGTTTACGCCACCAGCATTGAAATTTATCTGGTTTGTTGAGGTCGCATAGATCGTGTTATTCGTCGCGCCGATTTGCAGCCCCGAAGTGCCTTTCCCGGAGTTTAGGAAAATAGGCCCACCAACATTCAAGTTCCCGTTCACGCTCGCATCGCCGGTTGTATAAAGCGCGGCGGCCGACGAAAGCGCGGTATGGTTTGTCGTGAACGTAATCGATGCGGACGCACCGATGGTTCCAGTCGAAGCCGTCGTCAGCGTTACGGTCGGATCGAGATGGAGAACGTCCGAACCGCTGACGTTGCCGGTCAGGTTGCTCGTCATCGTGATCGAGACGCCGGCGCTGATCGAGGCGATGACGTTGCCCGCGCCGATTGCGCTCGGCGACGTGATATCCGCGACCTGCTGACCGACAACCGCGCCAGTCGTGTTCGTGGTCGTGATGACCTTCTGGCCCGAGGCTGAAGTCCCGGAACCGGTCAGCGTGACCTGCACGGTGCCTTGCGTCGACGACACCTGATCGCCAAGCGGGATATTCGTGCCGGCGACGATCTGCCCCGCCACCACGCCGGAGACCGTCGAGAACGCCAGCGTGGTGCTACCGCCCGAAGCCTGAGCCTGATCTGTGCTGATCGTTGCCGCAGCAGTCGGCGTGATCGTCAGCGAGAGAAGTCCGGCGAGGCCGGTGCCGCTGTAGACGCTGGCGTCAGCGTAGGTCACCGAACTGTTGAATAGCGTCGTGCCGGTGACGGCGAGCGCGTTGCCGCCGATGGAGGCGCCGCCGAGAGCCAGCGATGTCCCCGTCGCCGCACCAAGAACCGGCGTCACAAGCGATGGCGTCGTGGCACGGACATACCCGCCGGTTCCTGTCGGCACAGTGCCGTTGTTGAGCAGCGATCCGGTGAGAAGGTTTACCGATCCATCGTTGCCGATCTTCACGACAGATGTCAGCGTGGTCGAACCATCAGGCGTCGTCGCAATGTCCGCATAGGTGCCGTTGGCACCAGTCGTCCAATTTTGATCGGCGAAAAGTCGGAACGCAGCTTTTGGGCCAACGACAGCCGAACTGTTATAGCCCCAGAGATTTACGCCGGTGACCTCGTCGCCGGACTGAAGCGTCGATGGGGAAAGCACAGTGCCATCGCGGCGGACACCGGAGAAATAGGCTGCTGCCGCGTAGCTGTCGGCTTCATAGCGCGCTTGCGTGCCAGCGGCATTGCTGATCTGGAAAGCCGCGCCTACCTGCGCCGAAGGAAGCGCGCCGGCATTTAGGTTCACGGCCTGAAGCGCAGTGAACGCATTCGCATGCGCAAGATTCAGCGACGCGACGACATTGCCGGTTGTTGGCGAGATGGTTAGGGTCGAGTCCGAATTCGAGACGGAAAGGACGGCCCCCCCTGAAGCCCCGATCAGGGGGCCGACAGTCGAACCGGCGATCCGCACAAACATGCCGGCTGACGTACACCAAACGTCGCCATTCACCGGGCTGGTTGGTGCCGCGCCTTGCGGACAATTCAGGCCAGCCGTCGACGTCGACGACGCCAGCGTGTTGAGTTTGACCGCCAGCGAACCGATGGTCGTTATGCTCGCGGCGCCGGGCCACGTTCCGCCGGCGATCTGCGTGAGTTGAGAGTTATAGGCTTGGATATTAACGCCTGGTGTCAGCGAAAGCGCCGCCTGCGCCGTGGCGACGGACGTCGCCGGGCCGCTGCCGAATGGCCACGAACCAACGACATAGTCCTGCTTGGCGGCGAAGTACGAATTCCATTGAGCCGCGGTCGGAACCTGGCCGGTCGTCAATCCAGGGCTGGATCCTCCGGCGATCGCGGCGGACGCGATGAGGCAAATAAATGCGGCGAGAAGCGCACGGCGGATCATGGCGTTCAACCCTGACTGATTTCGATGGAATCGGCTGTGGCGAAAAAATAACTTTCCGGGTCCCCGGCAATGATGCCAGTGCCACTTTCGGGGCTCACGCCTTCGCCGTTGATCGAGACAGTGAATGCGCGGCGCGTCAGAAGCGCGGGCGGAACAATGCTGGCGATCGAGGCAGCGAACACGGTCTGAAGCTGAAACAGGTTCATCGGCTGGCCGACCGTGATCGCGTTGATATAAGCGATCAGCGCCGGCGCGGCGAGTTGCGACACCGCGGCATTTGATACAAGGTTCGTCGACGTCGTGTTCCACAGGATCGAGATGTTCACCGACTGCTGCGGAGGCTGGACATATTGGACTTCGTAGACGTCAGGATAGTTGTTTAGCGAAACGACCTCGTTGCGAAGGTTTGGCGTGAGCACGCCTCCGCTCGTGTAGGTAGTGTAGCCGCTGGTGTCCTGGTCGATGCTGAAGGTCTTTTCCGTGATGACGGTCGCGGTATAGGTGTTGCCGTTCAGTTCGACCATGCCGCCGACGTCATTGAACGTGACCTGCTGGCCCGTCGCGTAGCCATGATTGAGATCGGTTGTCACCACGCCGGGCGTCGCCTTGGTTACGGCGGTGACGCTAAGAACAGAACCAACCAGATTATTTATGTCGAATAGGCCGAAGAAAATAGCATAGGCGACCTGGTACGGATCGCCGCCCCCGACGATGACTTCCCATCCGGCGCCGATGCGCTGCCGCACGGTGACGAGCCGCGCCTGGACGCCGCTGACCTTGCGCAACACGGTCTTCAGGAAAGTCGTCATGCCTTGAGCGGAGGCCACACCAGCCTGCAGCACCGCGGCGCGGTATTCGGCTTCCGTTTCCGCATCGCCGGCCGGCGTGCCCACCGCGGGGTTTGTTACCGTCATGGTGATGCCGGTCGGAAGTGGCGTGACGATCGTCGTCACCGAATTCGCCGGGATCGTGAATGCGGCAAAGACCGTGCAAAGCGCGAAGAGGGAACCGCTGGTCTCGTCGGCGCCGATCACACCGCCATCCGGTATGGTGTATTGGTAGGCGCCGTCGGAGACAACAAATCCCTGCGGGATAACGAAGCCGACATTCGTGCTCGAGAACACGACCTGCACACTGGCATTCGACTGTGTGCCCTGCTGCGTGCCATAGACGTTCCCGAGTTGCGTCGTCAGAAACGGGTTCGAACCGAATGGCGTCAGGGAATTCACGAAGTCAACGCGCGCCTGGTCGATCACCACAAGCGCGCCGGTGTCCGTCGAAGCCACGTCTTCGATCAGCGCCGCAGGAAGATTGGTCGTAAGACCGGGGTCCGACGCCTCGGCTATCGCGACGAGTTGCGCGCGAAGATCGGCGGGCGCCTGTGGCTGCAATCCAGCGGACGTTATGACGGTCGGTAAATCGGTCATGTCGCTATCGTCGCCTCAAATTTTGTGCCCTCGACCGTGGTCGCGTTGACCTTATAGGTCGGCGGCAAATCGAGAACTTTCGCGATGGTCAGCGCGGCGAAGTAGGGCGCAAAATACTGCTGCGTCAGCGTCGCATAAAAGTCGGGGGCGACCTGCTGAACGACGCTTGGATGGGCAGGGATTCCGTAGTTCGCGAAGAATGGAGATTCGTTCAGGTTTAACTTCAAGACCTGAATTAGCGTCGTGAGCCACACCAGACTGTTGTTCCCGTCTGCTGCGGTCTCGACCTTTACCCATTGGAGTTGCTGCGCGCCGGTCCTTGGGTCGATCACCGGTAGATCTGTCTCCGGATCGAATACGAGAATTCTGCCCCAGGTACGCATCAGACCAGAACTCCACCGGTGTCGTCGCTGCCCGTCTGAACTTCGGTGTGTTGGTGGATCAGGAAAACGACGCCGTCGATAATGACGCCGGTCGAATTGATGAGGATGGTGTGGCCACCGCATGTCAGCGTTATCGACGTCGTGTCGACGACGATGGACGACAAATTCATCGCGTCGCGCAAGATCACACCGGACGGCCCGAAGAATTCGGCCTTAGTCGGATCCGTCGGAATCCAGGCTTTGTTCGCTACCGGCTGAAATACCAGCGCTGAAAGTGTTGCCGGCAAAAGAAGCGTCGGCGCGCCGCCACCGAGACCGTCGACACCGCCGAGATAGGCGTCGGCCGGAATCGTTACGCCAAGATCGCCGATCTGAATCGGTTCGAAAAAGTAGTGCGACGTCGCGACTGGCATGGTGAGCGGGCCGATGACATAGGGCGCCGTGTCGACCTGAAGCTCGACGGTTACGATAGACCCAGAAACCGCGATGACCTGACATGGAAGCGCGCGACCAAGTTTCGCAATCGCTTGCAGAGCCTTCTGCTGCGCGAATTTATTTTGCTCGAGTGCAAAATGGGTCTTTTGAGCGTTTGAAGCCATCAGGTTCCCGCCGCAGATGGGCCGTTTATATCTGATGTCGAAAACGGAACCGGATAGGCGTTAAAGACCGTCACCCATGAGGAGGCGTCGGGCTGGCGGAAATTTCCGAGATGGCGAACGATCTGGATTTGGAATGTTCCGGCAAATGTCGGCTTGGCGCGCAACGGCGTGCCGATGAGCGAGCCAGGTGTCGCCGTCGCCAGCGCCCCCGACATCTGGATGTAATCGCCGACTGCGATATCGGCGCGCATGACGGTCTTGAAACTGATCGTTGGAGCATCGATCCACGTCGGCTGCCCGATCAAATCCTGGAAGGCGATCGCCTTGGTCTGCTGCCCATCGGGAGGCGCGACGCCGTTGTCGTATATTTTGATCTCGGAGCCTTTGACGGCGATCGCGACACCGATGTACGAGCCGCCGACGATTTCGACGCTCTTGTCGCGGCACCATTGAGCGAGACCATCAAGCGACGCAAACGTGCCGACGTCCGTTCTCGGCTGCACGATCTTATCACTAATCGCGATGTTCGGCGTTAGCGTCGGGAAGGCATTTTGGCACGTCACCTGAAGAGCCGATGCAAGCGTCGTGTTCGCCGGCCATGTCAGGACGATATTTTTCGGGTCTTCGCTTGTACCGACGTTCGGATAGATGAAGAGGTCGAGCGTCTGGTCGAGACCTTCCCAATTCCCGAGGGCCTGATAAATCTGGCCTTGAACCAGAAGACCGGCCTGTTTCGGATTGGCGAGCGGTAGACCGGCCTGCATGCCGCCGTAAACCGAGATGTTGCAGCCGACAAGGTCTTGAGCCTGCGCTATCTCCTGGATCGAGATACCCCAGACACGCAACCAAGCGCGGCCCATCGGCGTCGAGAAATTGAAGACCGGAAAATCGAGTTCGATGTTCTGCGCGCCGGGGATGCTGCGGCCGTTCACGAACGACGTGTAACTCGCTGGCAACCCCAATGACGCAAAAGGCGCCGGTCGGATGATGGCGCCTGTCTGCGGGTTTGTGATGATGATCGAATAATACCGCATTAGGGCGACACTTCGAACTGCTGACTCGCCTCTCGAAAGACCAGCGTCGACGTGTTGAAATACCCCTCGACGAGATTGATGTTGTATGTCGCCGAGCCGAGTTGCGTCGAAAGGCCAGGATCCGATGCTACCGGATATTGAAACGTCACGGCATCGACAATGAAGGCTTCGACGTTGCCGTTGTAGGCATCGGGCATGCACCCGGCGACGGCGATGTCGATGGTCGAATAGACTTTGAACCGGTGCGGCGCCGACGTCACAACCGTCGCCAGCCCATTTTCCCAAGATGCGCTTTCGATCAAAGCGCCGTTCGGCGAGCCGATGAGCGGCAAGGTCAAAATCGGATTGTTGCTGAGATCGCTCAAGGTCAAATACCACCGCTGGCCGGTGACATTCCACTTGACGACAACATTGTAGACCTGGCCGTCGAGCGTCGGCGAGAACTGGAACAGGACCGAAGTCGACGGCGCGAACGGATAGACCGCCGTCATAGGCCGAGCCCGGTGTTGAAGCCAGGCGCGCTCACGCTGGCGCCGGGTAGCGCGCTCGCCGCCGGCACAACGCTTGGTGTCGCGAGGGACGGCAACTGCGCCGAGGCATTGCTGAGACCGCTATAGGCCGGCTGCCCGTTGATCTGCGTGCCGTTGGTCAGCTTCGACATCAAGCTGTTCTGCGCTGCCTGAACCGACTGCTGCGTCAAAAGCGGCTGCTCGAAATCGAGTTTCCACGAGACCTGGGTCTGCTTGCTGCTGCCGTTGTCGCCGGTCTCGGTCATCTCGGTCATCAGGCAATTCGTGTAGTAGTAGGACGGCGTGATCACCGTATAGGTGCCGCCGGACGCATTGTGCTGCGCCAGCGCATATTGCAGCGCGGTCATCGTCGCAAGCTTCAGCGGGTAGCCGAGAAGGTTCCGCACCGGGCAGACCATGAGCATCGAGATGCGCAGCGGCTTGGTGATCACCGCGTTTGCCGCAACGGCCTGGTTCGCGAACGGGTAGTGCGCGACGTCCTGCGAAATCAGCGTGGCGCCCGGCAGAGGCCGGAAGTGCGCAAAGAAATTGTCGAGCGTGATATCGGCGCCCGACAGGATGCCGGCAACGAAATTCGCCGCCTCCGTGATCGAGATGATCGGAAGCATCTGGCCTGGAATATTCGTCGCGATCCCGTTCGTCAGGATGATCGGCGAAAGTTCGTAGGCCAACTGGAAAGCGGACTGACCGAGCGAAAAACTCATTGCGGCAACTGCGATTGGGTGACGACGATATTGCTACCGGTCTGGTTCATAATCGTTACCTGCACACGTCCGTTTGCCAGGTAATCTCGGGTCTCTTTTGGAAGGGTGGAATCATCTCTTCCGCCCCTAATCCAGCGATCTGCACGTCTTGGGCCCGCGTTGTAGGCAACCTCCATTGCCTCAAGATCGCCATTATATTTTGCGGCCAAATCCGTGAGGATTTTCTTTGCAGTTGCAGTGTTGTAATCGGGGTCGGTAAGCCGCGACGGATCGGCGCCATAGGTCCGAGCCGTGTCTGGCGTGATCTGATACCGGCCGATCGCACCTTTCGGCGATACGGCGCTGTCGCCGCTATGCTCCAACTTACGGAACAGGGCCAATGTGGAATCGGCATCGGGCGCTTGCCCGGGGATGGGTGCCTGCGCACTTCCGCCGCCTTGGTTGAGCGTTCCGTTCCACCACTGCCCGAGCCGCCCGGTCGACCAGAAACCCCCGCCCGCCTTGCGGTTGGCTTCCGCGGCGCGGTCGAATTCGGTCTTGTCCTCTTCGCGTTTCGGGATGGCGCCCAGGAACCGGAGTGCGGAGACGATCGACTCGGCGAGGGATGCAACACCGTCGGCGAAAGATTTTACATCCTTCTGGAAGTCATCGGAGCCGACGTATTTCGCAGCACTTTCAATGCCTGCGCCGAATTCCTTAATCCACTCGCCAAGCTTAGGCGACGACACAAGCGACTGGATCGATTTCACAACCGATTCCGACAGCGATGTCAGCGGCCCGGCAAGCCCGATTAGCCCCTTGACCAGCACGTTTTCGATCTGCTGGCCGGCGCGCGACATCTGGACCGCAAAATCCTGCCACACACGCGCACTCTTGTCGTCCAGGCCAAGTCCCTTCACGTCGGCCCCATAGGACTGCTGCGCCTTCGCCAGTTCCTCCGGCGACGTCGCCTTGAGCCGGCGAAGGGTTTCGACGGAGACAATGCCCTGCAGGCCGCGCTTCTCGATCTCGAGCGCGAGGTATTGGTCCTTGGTCGAGTCGGCGATCTGCTTCAGTTGGGGGATGAGCGAGGCCGCGACCTTGACCGCGTCGCCACTCTTGATGTCGTCCTGCTTCGCGCCGGCGCCGATGAGCGCGTAATACTTGCGGGGATCTGTCAGCGCCTCGTTGACGCCGCCGGTCAGCGCATCGGTGTCGACGTAGCGGCCGAAATTCAGGCCGAACGCCTTCTGCTCGCCATAGGAAGCGCCGACGCCTTGCGCCGAGCGCCTGGTAGCGCCAACACCGCCGGCAAGGGCGTCGAGCCCGAACAGGCCGCCGGCGCCGAGAAGGCCAGACAGCGCGCCGCCGATCGATGCCCATCGCAAGAGCGTGGTCGTGACCGAGACGACGTTGCCGGCGATCTGCTTGGTGAATTCCGCCGAATTCCGGAAATTGCGCGAGATCGATGCCGTCGCGGTCTCGGTTTCCTTGGTCCGCTTCAGCGCCTCTTTCTGCGCTTCGGCCATAAGCTTCTGCTGGCCGATCGACGCGATCTGCGCGGCGACAAGTTCCTGAAACGACTTTACGGTGCCGGCGACGCCGGTCGTCGTCTTGGCCCACAGGCCAGGCGAGCCCTGAAGCTTCTTTTCGTAATCCTCGAACTGCGCCTTGAAGCGCGCGAAGGCCGAATCGTTGACATCAATCTGGTAGACGGTTTTTACGGCCATGCGGGTTACTCGCTGCGCCGGCGTGCGGCCTGTACCAAATATCGCTGACGAAACTCATGCACGTCCGACCACTGGCTGACGCCAACCCGTTCCATCATGTCACCGAACCCCTCGTTCGAGGCCCAATTCAGGATGGAATCGACGATCGTGTCTTCTGAACTTCCGCCTCGAGATCGTTGGTATTCTCGTTGGCGATCGATGTCGGCAAGCCATCTTTGAACGCCGTAATGCTCGATGACGTGGTATGCCCGCCCCACTTGGGCGCCGCTTCCATCGCTATCTTCCGCCCGGCCCGCTTCTGGCCGTGGCCCCACAAAGCCAAGGTAAAAAAAGTGATGGCGTTGTTGACCTCGCGCGCATCGTCGTCGTCGATCTTCTTGCCGCGGATCATGTCGTCGTAGGGGATGGTCTGCCAGCCGTTCGGGCCCGGGACGACGACCATGGTCAGCCGGCGGATTTCATTCACAAGCCCGGCTTCGACGCCTGTTGGCCCGTCCCATATTCCCATCTGCTTCGCGGCGTCGCGAAGCGCCAGCGACGCGACTTGCGGGCCGACGCCCATGCCGACGTCGGAATAGATCATCTCCACCGTGCGCGCGATGACCTTGTAATAGGTCTCGTAGACCTCGGCGCTGATCGGCGTGGAATGGACCCAGGCGACGATCTTGTCGTCGTCGTCATAGATCGGGACGACGAGATTCAGATTTCGGTCAAGCGTTACGGCCATTCATCAGCCCCACAAGGAACTGTTGATCTGATAGGTGCCGTCGATCTCGAGCGCGTAGCCGGCGTCCTTGCCGTTGACGCGCATGTCGCCGATGCGGCCGATGCTGGAATTCTGGAACTGATAGACGCCAAGCGTCACCGCGTCCGTGCGGAAGGAAAGATCGCCGAGAAGCGAATTCAATTCCTGCTGCGTCTTGAAGGAATTCGCGAGCGCCTGCGTGCGCAAGAGGTTCACGGTCAGCTTCACCGGGACGAAGGGCTCCGGCGAAGTTACCTGACCAGTCAGCGTGTCGATGCGTGTCGTCGCGCCGCCGCCGAAGGAAACCGAGATGCCCTCGGGACCGAGATTGCCGGCGATGACGTTGAGCGCGGAGTTGTCGTCGAAGGAGATCGAGCCGCGGACGCGATTCAGCGTGCCTTGCGGGATATTCGGATTTGCCATCTATCGTCTCCCGGTCAGCCGAAGTTCGATGCGTCGAGATTGAAGATGATTTGATCGAACCCGCGCAGCGGCGTGTATGCGATCGTGAAGCCTTCATAGAGGCCGATCTTGTAGTCGCTCGGATTCTCCGTGACATAGTCCACGAACGGAATCGCGTTGACGACCGTCAGATTGGCATAGGTGCCGGCGTCGAGCGCCTGTGCGAACGCATCCGCATCGAGTTCGACCTGCACCACCGGATTGAGCACGAGCCCATAGGTGATGCCGTTGCGCATGACGGCGGCGGCGACGGTCTCGAGCCGATTGATGCCCTGCTGGTCGTAGTAGAGCGGGTTTGTCGGATCGTTGCTGCCGTTGATCACCGCGTTCGACACGAAAAGGTTCGTGTTGATCTGGGCCCAATCGACGGAATACCAGAAGTTTACCGGGTTCCCGTCGGCGTAATTGCCGCCGAAGATGATCGCATCGGAGATCCCGCCCTCGGCGCCGGTTCCGATGTAGGAAACATTGGCCGCCGACAATTCGGTGAGCAGCGCGCCGTTGCCCTTGGTCGGGTATGGCGTCACCCCGAACACGAAGCTGTATTCGAACGGCGTCACCTTGTTCGTCGATGACGGGCGGTAATGGAGCAGGACATAGAAGTCCGCCGCGCACGAGAATTCGGTCAGCGGAATGCCGGGCGCCTCGACCTGCAAGAAGGCGCACTTCATCAGATCGGTGTAATCGGTGTAAGTCGCCGTCGTGGTCGTAATGTAGAAATACGTCTTGGTGTTCGGCGCCTCGTAACTCGCCATGAGCGTCATGAACGACGCGGCGGCATCCCAATTGCGCGGAACGAGATAGGCATAGAAAATCTGCGCCTGGGCATTGATGAACGTGCTCAACGCGGCGACGCCAGCGGCAACCTCGCCGGGGCCGAGTTCGAGAACGTAAACCGCCGTGTTGGCGCCCTGGCCGAAGAATGTCGTCGCCATCGAGATCAACTCGACCTGATTGCGTACCGTGAAGGCGGGCGCGCCCGTCGCCGGGGTGGTGCCGCCATCGGAGGCCAGCGGATAGGTGAACGCCGTCGGCGACGTGGCTGTGGCGAGCACGGTGACGTTGTAATCCACCGGCGTCGCGCCGGAAATCGTCGTCAAGAAGGTGTCGCCATTCGAGGCGCCGTGGGTCGCATAGATGTTGCCCGTGGCGCTCGAGATCGTCATCGTCAGCGCCTTGGCGATGAAATACGTCACGACATCGCCCGTGGTGCCCGCGGCACAGGTGAAGATACCTTCCGCCGAAGCGAAGGCGCCGGTGCCGGCAAGGGAGGCGACATAGACAGGATCGCCGGGGACGAGACCGAGCGGCCCGGTGCCGGTGAGTGTCACGAGACCGGTGGTTCCGTTGTAGGAGCCCGTGCCGACGCCGACGTCCGCGCACGTCGCCGTGGCGACGCCGCCGGACCAGGCAAGGCTCGCCAGCACGATCGGCGCGAGCAGAAGCGGCGCGAGATCGCTGAACGCGGTCAGGAGCGAATAGGTGCCCGCCGCTAGATTGGTCGCGCCTTGGCTGATGAACGCGCCGGTGCGCTGAAGCGTGTCCGGCGTCGGCGCGACGATGAGGTTGACGTTTACGCGGACGATTGGATTCGACATGCGAACTCTCCGTTATCTGGTGTCGGGGATTCGCGCCGATCAGGTCGCCTTGATGCCGATACCGGACGTGGTCGCCGTCGGAACCGGGCCGTTGATATAGACCGGGCCAGCCACCGCGATTGCCGTCGCGCCGACACTCATCGTGTTGCCGGCGAGAATCAAGCCGCCGCCCGCCGCTGCGTCCCACAGAACGTCAGCATTAAGCGCGGTCGCGCCACTATCGACGGTGTTCGAGAAGATCGGATCGAACATATACTGGTTGCGGTCGACGGCGCTCGCCGCCGCCTTGATATGCACGTTGGTCGCCAACGAACTGTCCATCTGGAAGATCGGACGGACGAACTTGTTGCGCTGAACACCGCCAAGGAATTCGACCGTCGCGTTTGCGGCCGTGCCGCGCACCACGGTGTCGAGACCGAAGGTGCAATCGACGAATTCGTTTTCGCCGTTGCCCGCGATGGTTAGCGAGCGGCAACCAGCCTGCGCCGCCCCGGTTGCGTTTCCGCCGCCGAAGAATTCGACGTTGCCATAGAAATTGCGGCCACCGGCTTCCGCCCAGCAGACCTGCGCCACCGCGTCGACGTAGCCGTAGAATGTGCCGATGTTGCTGAACGAGCAGCCTTGTGCGGTCACGTTCACCATCGGGGTGAAGACCGTCGTGCCGGACGAGGAAAGCCGCGCGCGGTCGTTCTGCGACGGCGCATTGAGGCCGATCAGCGAAACGCCGTTCTTGGCCCAATTCAGCGTCGCCGTCAGATGCGCCGTGCCATAGAGATAGACGACATCGCCGTTGTTCGCGACCGCCGCAGCTTGAGCGGCTGCGAGTGTCTTGAATGGCGCGTTCGAGCTTCCGGTATTGGTGTCCGAGCCGGTCGCCTCGTTGACGTACCAGGAATTTCCGGGGGCCGCGGCGACGACAAGTTCGCCTTGGGCGTTTGCGCGAAGCACGATGGTCTGACCATTCGGGCCGACGACGGACGTGAAAAGAATGGCATTTTGCGGCATGCTTGCGCTCCTTAGACGGGTTGATCGACGTAGGCCACGATGGCCTTCTTGATGAGTTGGCGGGCGATGTCGTTGACCCGGAATTGGTAATAATTCACTTCGAAGGCGATCGTCTTCTTCATGCCGATGGCCTGAAGTTCGACCTGTCCGCGCTTCTCGTCGCGCGCCACCGGGATATTCATAATTCCCAGGGTGTATGGGTTGAATTCGGCGAACTGCTGAACCCAGGCGATGAAGTCGATCGCGTCGTCGTTGCGGTAGCCGTAAAGCGTCACTTCTATCTGATCGATGCAAAGCTGATAGAGCGACGAGTTCGACGCGAAGGTCGTCGCCGCGGCGATCGCATTCGTGCCACTCGGCTCGATATGCACGACGCCATATGGCGGAACCAGATTGCGCGGCACGAGATAGGATGGATAGAGCACCACGCCGGGGTTGCGCATGATGTCGACCGGCGGCGCATAGGCTTGCAAGAACAACCAGATCGGCAGGCTGTTGCTGACGACGCGGTTTGTCAGATCGAGTTTCGCCGGGTCGTCGATGATCTGCGAGGCGAGATCTGACCAGCGCGTCGAGCCGACATAGTGCCAGGTATCGGCTTGGCGATAGAACGGTTTGCGCGCCGAGAAGGCGAACCGAACGTCATGGATCGATCCGAGATAGACGATTGACGGCGTCGAGAGATTGAGCGCCGCGACTTCGGCCTCGGACGTAAACACGACCTGGTTAGACGTGTAGGTCTGCGTCTCGTCTTGGCGCGTGTCCGTGGAGTAATGCAGGCTGCCTTGCTGCGTGAACGTCAGCGGCGCCTTCAGCGCGAATTCATCGGAGCCGGCGGCCATCGCCAGGGCTTGCGGCGTCACCAGATCGGCGCGCACCAGGAACACGAAGCCATCGATCGGCAAGATCATGCGGACGTATTTAACGAACGCTATTTCCTGCCCAAGCGATACGGTCTCGACGCCGTCCTGCAGGACAGAGCCGATCGATGTGCCGGCCGCTGCTGCTGCCTCGTCGACGGAAGGCATTAGATCGGAAAGTCAGCGTTAAGAGCGGCCGCAAAAGCGTGCCGCCGCACCCAACCTGCACGCATATTTTCCCGAGCTTCCGCGGACTTAGGAACGCCAGTCGTTGACTCGCTAATTTTCAATTTCGTGTCTTCGTCCATCGCGACGCCTATTCTGCACGCGCTCATCGCAGCGCGATGGGATTCAGATTTCTTCTTTCCTCGATGACCAGCGCCGATAGCCGCTCTGTGCGATTCGGTTTTCGGAACGCCCTTCCGCGCTTTGCTCATCAAGATCTTCGAGCTTTCCTTGTGGCGAAGGCCGAGGGTGTGCGTGTTCCCTCGCATCTTCTCCGCGACAACCGCCCTTACTTCGGCGCTAGGCGAATGCCCCGCGCTGTGGTGGTTTCCAAGGCGCGCCTTCGTTAATGTCGCGCGATAAACCGGATCGGCCCAAGCTTCTCTCGCCTTTACGCCTCGGTGCGCGCGCCACTCAGGAGACATCACCGCACCGGAGGTTCCTTCTCCGCCGTCCGTCAGGTTCGCGAGCGGGCCGCCATTTGCCTTTCGGCCGATCGCCTTTATCAGCGCGATTTCGGTTTCAAACGCCTCGGATTCGGTCAGACCGCATCTGATGACAACGATCGGAAGGCTTCCGCCAGCTTTCTTTATTATCGCCGCCAGATGTGCATTGTGGGTTCGGCTGAGCTTACGATACCGATTTCCGCGGCCCTTGCCGACGTAGCATGGCGAAGCGTCCCAAGGACGGAACCAGACATAGACCATAAAATCGGCGCGCATCACCGATAATATCGTCTAGCCCTCGATTTCAGCAACCATCGACGCAAGCCAGAGACCCGTATCCACAAAACTCGGCCGGCTCGGGCGACGCGCATAGGGATGCTTGAACCGGTGGCTCACGCCGGCAAGCGACGCCTTCGTCGGCACGCCGGGATAGCCCAAGCCGTCCATTTCCTTCTGTGTGATGAAGCGGTCGAACCGCTCCTTGATCGCGCTTTCGGCTTCAGCGAATGGCGGCGGACCGTTACCGCCGCCCTGCATGATGCTTTCGAGCGAGCCTGCCAGCGAGGTTTCGAGGTATCCCATGATGTCGTCTTCGCAGTGTTCCGCGAAGATTTCCATGACGTGATATTGGGCCTCGAGGATGTCGGCGACGTCGCCGGTCGACATGGTGTTCGTCTTAGGCTGCGGTTTCGCGGCGCGGCGGTTCTTCTTCACGCGGCTACGGGCCTGCGCATCGGTTTCGCGGTCGACGTACGGGATGTCGACAACTCCGAGACTTATCAGCGTCACGACATTCCCCAACCGGTTCCGTACTTCATGGCGATGCCGAGATAGTTCCGGCCGTATGGCGTCTTCAGGTTTTGAAGTTGGTCGAGGGTCAAATTCTTCATGCCCTCGATCACTTCGATGCCGGCCGACGTCGCCTCATCGCTGGCGTTGGTGATCACGCCAGCGGAAAAATTACCGATCTTGAATTTCTCGCGGAGACCCGAAAAGTAGGTCGGAGTCTCGAGCGTGTCCGGGGCGTAATTGATCAGGAGATCGGCCGCCAGATTGTAGACGGCCGTGTTGTATGAGAGCGGCGATACCGTCTGGATAATGACCAGAACGGTTTCGAGCGCGACGGCAAAGGCGAAGCCGATGACGGGAGACGTCGGCGGCAGGCTGGTCGCCGGGATGCCCATGATCTCCGTGATGAAGGTCTGGAACCCGGTGAGCGTCGGCGCCCCCGTATCGGTCAGGCTCATCCGACGTTAAGATTCCGCCGGCCAGCGCCACGGCCTTTCGGCGGTTCGGCTGCCGTGCGATCGTTGATGACGCCCTCGGCGATAAGCTTTCCGCCGTATTCGCTTTCCGACACCTGCTCGATGCCGATGGTCACTTTGTCGGTGCCAACGACGACCTCGGTCGCCGCGATCGCCGCCGCCTCGCGCCGCACGGCGCCCTGATTGGCGAGCACGCCGCGGTTGTGGTCGTCGACGATACGGATTTGGTCGGCCGTCACCGGCTTGTCGACGTTGTAGATGTACGGTGTGAACTGCTTGAGCCGCGGGATGTCTTTGACCGCCGCGAGACCAAACCGGTTCAACTGCGTGACGATGGATTCGACCTGGCTGATATGATCGAGGTCGCCGCCGATCGCCGCCTGCCGGCCAGGCAACAAATCCTGGTGCCGTGGCTGGACGTTCATCTGGCTGCGCGGCATGCCGGCCTGGTCGAAGTCGAGCCGGTAGTAGATGCGTTGGTTCTGCTTCGTGCAATTCGCAATGTGGAGGCGCATGGGGTTTCCTTCGTCGGGTTCGGGTTTAACTCGAGTAGGGCATCGAAATCAGGGTGAGTGCCGCACTGCGCGGGGCCCATCCGGATGTGATGCGAAGTTCCTGCAGCACATCGGTCATGCCGCGCGGGCCCGGCGAGATGATCTCTCGCGGTGCCGCCATGTCCGAGTATTGCGTGATGCAGGTGTCGTTTCCGGGAGACACGGCCGCCGCGGCGTTCGTGTTCCAGGATGCCGTGGTCGGGCGAACGATCTTCGGCATGTCGAGGATGACCATGTCAGCGCCGCCGTTGCCCTTGCCGATCAGGGTGTCGTCGTACACCCAATTCAGGGTGTCGCCGTTCGCCATGATGATCTTCTGCAACGTCTCCTTGGTCGAGGCGGTGCCGGCGCCTTCGCGCTGGAACTGCACCAACTGGACGACGTTGTATTCGAAGCTGCCGAGCGTGCGCTGCGGGCCGAGGATCGTGAACTCGCGGCCGACGCCCATCTGCAGGGTCCGGGTTTTGATCGCCTGGATCTGCTGCGACAGGAAGAACGCCATCTGGCCGTTGTCGTAGGTCAGCACGGTGTCGTTGCCGTTGCTGTCCGCCGGCAGATTGACCGAAGTCGCGCCGGGGGCATTGATGAGGCCCTCGCCGTTCTGCGGGTTCATGCCGTAGAGACAGGCGTCGCGGACAAGCTGGAAGTTCGCTTGCCACATGCCGAGCCGGTAGGCTTCCGGCGCCGAGAAGCCCCACCGCGCCGCTGCCGCGGTGTCGTGGTGGTTGTATTGCGCGGCGACCTGAAGGAGATACGTCGCGGTCGAAATCATCGACATCGAGATGTCGACGCCCGGCAGTTCATTGAAGCCGGTGGTGCCGGCCGCAATGCGGGTGCGCAGGTTCATGCTCTTGATGTAGACGAGAAGATCGTCCTCGGCGAGCCGAACGCGGACCTGAGATTCGGCCAGCAAATCGACGAAGCCGGAAACTTGGCTTTGCTGGACGATGATCTCCGGCTCGACGAAACTCGGATGGACGAGTGCGTAGGCGGATGCCTGAAGGGTCATGCTCTTTCTCCGATCAGATCAGAACCACGGCGGCAGCGCCGTCGAAGTTCCATGAGGCGTTGGGGGCGCTGTAATTGACGACCTGGCAGTTGTTCGCCAAGATCTCGAGCACCTGACAGGGGAGCGCCTGACTCGCCGTACCGCCGACCGTGAGACTGCCGCCGGTGATCGCCGACGCACCGATTCCGGCCCCGGCATTATAGACGACCGTGGAGCCCGTGGTTCCGGCCAGAGCCTCGAACGTGCCATTCAGGCTGGCGAACTGGCCGCTGCCCGTGAGGCTCGAGACAACGATCTCGTCGCCGGGGCTGAACGTGATCGGGGCGCTCATCGTCAAGGTGACGACGCCGGTCGTGTTGTTGTAGGTGCCGGACGAGATCGTCAGCGTGCCGAGATAGGGCACGAGGCGCTGCTGAGTGAAGTCCCACGCGACTTGCGCCGTGGTGAGACCGCCCTGCAGACCGATCAGCGCCGGGTCGGCCGCGAGAACGATGCGGGCGCCGGAGCCGAGACGGAAGTATTCGACCTGCATGCCGGATGCCGCGAGCGGAACCGGCGACGACGGCGTGTTGATCTGGCCGTAAGACCAGGTCGAGAACGCGACGAGATTGGCGAGGCTGGTCGCACGGCCGACGGTCGGGCCCAATGCCGCGTTTGGCGTGCCGGCGGCGCCGGGAACGTCGGTGAAGATGCCGACACCGCCCCACATCGGGATGGTCTCGGTCTGTGCGAGCACGCCCGACGCCTTCTTGTAGATGATGGCCGGATCGGGGAACACGTCGCCCTGAACCAGACCATTCGAGACGGTGTCGAAAGAGCCCTGAGCGACCGTGGTCGCGTTCGGGTTGAACGGGATCGTGGCGACCATCAGTGAACTCCTTGGCGGGTCTTGAATTCACCGGCGGCCCGCTGACCGGAACCGGCGAAGCTGTCCATCCAGCCCTTCGGCTGGCCGGCCCAGGTGACGATCGTGTGGCCGGACGAATGGCTGTTGCGAATTTCGCGCAAGCCGCCGGCATTGATCGTCGACAGGGGGCTCATCGCGGCATCCATCGCATCGGCGCGGATCTGCTCTTCGGCGATGTCGAACGTCGCGCCGGAAAGGGTCGCAAGATCGACCTTCGACCACCGATTGCTGTGAGGCTGAAGCGGGGCGATGATGCGGCGACGATAAGCACTCGTCGCCTCACCGGGCAGCGCCATCGAGGCACCCGCGCTGTCGCCGAGCGCAACCATCACGGCATTCGCCTTCGTCCAGGACGTCGCGATGGTATTGGAGTCGGCGTCGGCGCGCGGCTTGATCGCTGCATCGAGCGCGGCGATCTGACGGCTGAGACCGGCGACGACATCGCCAGCGGCCGCGGCGTCGGCTTTCGCCTTTTCCTCGGCATCGGCCTTTTCTTTTTCGGCCTTCTCTTCGGCGTCCTTGCGCTCTTTCTCTTCGGCGTCGGCCTTCTCCTTGGCCTCTTTCTCTTCGGCGTCTTTCTTGTCCGCCGCGGCCTTCGCCGGATCGCCCTTTTCGAAGGCGTCCATACGGCCCTTCATGGCGTCCATCTCGGTCTTCATGCTGTCGCACGCACCCGAGATCGCGCTGATGCCGTCGAGAATGGCCTGCATCTTGCCATCGGCATCGGCCCGCGATTTTTCTTCGGCGTCCTTACGGGCCTTCTCTTCCTCTTCCTTGGTCATGCTGCTCACTCCTGTTGGAAATTGAAACGCTACCGGTTCATCGAACGACGAATGTTGGCGACGCGCTGGCCGGCGATCATCACCATCGCGGCGTCAAGTTTCCGAGTGTTCGGCACGATCGCGGGAACATGCGATCGTGGCCGTTCATCTTCGGTAGAATCCATGCGGATATTGGATGTTTCGACGCCCGTCGGGCCTTCGCCCTTGTCCCAAACGCCATTCGGGCAGATCGCGATATGGTCGACCAGCGCCGGGCTGCCCTCGATCAAGACGTTGGAGCCGTCTTCCATCTGGAACTTTTCGACCTCGCCGCCGGTGATCACACCGGGCGATGTCGAAAGCTGCGTGGTCGACATTTCGTAAGCGGCCTGCTCATTGAAAATCTTGGCGACCGCCCAGACTTCGTTGCCGCGGATGAATGGCAGGAACACGGTGCCGATGATGCGCTTGCTGAATTCATCGCTTTGGATCGGCATCTTTTCCGGATGCAGGACGATCACCGGGAGGCCGTTGCAGCGCGCCAGGAAGTCCGGCGTGAGATAGCTTTCCGGCCGGCGGTAAACGAATTCGGCCTCGCGGAGAATCTTCTGTTTGCCGGTCTTCGGATCGATCGTCGGCTCGCCGGTCTTCTCGTCGTGGGCCATCTTGGCGCGGCGAAAGGCCGTCGCCGTGCCGGTGATGCGGATGCAGAAGAGCCAAATGTTCTGGTACTTCTGCGGGCTCGTCAGGCTTCCGTCGGCAATCGCGCGCGCGAGGCCCAATTCGTCCATGCCGAACCGATCGAGAGCGATGCGGCAACCGGGATGCAGCGGTTCCGGCGGTTGGTCGATCGGGGCCCAGGCGAAGCCGACATGCTCGCCGTCAAATTTCGGAACGAACTGCGCGTCGACTTTTTGCAGGAACGTCGAAAAATCGACCTCTTCCGGCACGGCGACCTGCTGCGCGACTTCGATCGCGGCGGCGGATTGATCGGGCGCCGGCGCCATAACGCCGGGAATCGTGACGGGATCGATGGCAACGCGCCGGGTCCACAGGATGCGCGAGCCGTCCGGTACGCTGCCGCATTCCTCTTTCGCCTCACGCACGGCGCACTGTTCCGCGGTCTCTTCGCCTTCAACCTTGCCACCGGGAAAGCACCAGGCACCAGGATGATCACCGCCGGCGCCGCGCTTCAGGAAAAGCACCTGCCCATCTGGATCGACGAAAAGAATTCCGGCCGCACGCATCATGCGCGGGTCAGCGCCAAAGGATCGTAAGATTCGCCGCGCCGCCGCCATCGGTCGCGGACACAATCAAACCATTTTGGAAGAGAACGCCATTCGTGCCCAGGGGCAGATTGGCTTGCGCCGCGGTCGAGAACGTGCCGATCGGGAGCGTGACATCCCATGCGGTCTGAACGCCGCTTTGGGATCCGCTGGTGGTGATCGTGTTGGTTCCGGCAAGAGCATGGGCCTTGGTGTCCGCAACGCTGAATGCGTTCGCGGTCAGGCCAACGGTGCTGACGTAATAGGTCGTGCCCGCCGTGAGGCCGGTCGGCAACGCGCCGGTCGTGGTGAAGACCACG